CTGCTCCTGCTCCTGCTCCTGCTCCTGCTCCTGCTCCTGCTCCTGCTCCTGCTCCTGCTCCTGCTCCTGCTCCTGCTCCTGCTCCTGCTCCTGCTCCTGCTCGAAAGCGTCGGCCTCCATCCAAATTAGATTTGGGTGGCGGTGGTCCCACATTCCGAGATTTTCCTGTAGAAAATGATTTTTGGATTTTAAATAAACAATACATTAATCTCAACAAGAAGGAGTTTGAAACTTTGGAAACGGTTATGAATGAAATATATAAAGATGGTATATCTGCAACAGTGACAAAAAATGTCGGCATTTTCCCAAAAGATGGATTTACAAACAAATACGGTTTTTATAATCCGTTTATTGTTCTGAACAATCAGATTTCGACACACTTGAATAAATTAGGAATGAATGTGTATTACGACCATGTTCGCAACCAATTGTATGACGATTTTTATCGTTCAATTGAAGGTATGAATAGTGGCGTTTTGTATGATGACGCGTTGTTTTTGAAAATAGATGTGATAGTTAAAGAAATTGACGCGGATCCGATATACGGATTCGGGTTACTTGAACCACAACCGGTTCAGTCTTCAGAACAACCAGAGGTTGTTTCATCTAGTTCAGCAAAGACCGACAACGATTCGTATGTAGAAACAAGATCTGCCACGATGACAAATACTTCAACGCCATCAGGCTACACAGGACAAATTAACAATTTTACACGTTGGTTGTCAAGCAATCCACTAGTTCGAAGACTACTTCCCCGGAGCGGTGGATCCAACAGCAAAAATCGTAAGACTATGAAGAAACACAAACATAAAAAGACGATCAAAAAGAACAAGAAGATAAAACGATTCCAAACGATAAAACACAAGAATAAGTAATTTCATAAGCTTTTATGCATTAGTAAAGCTTATAAAATGTTTATAAGGAGAGGTGCGGAGAACCTAGGTTCTCTGCTCTTTAAGTATGCAAATCGTTAATATATATAATATCTAAGGTTTTTGAATCCCAAAAGTAAAAACGGAAATCGATTTTGGACATTTATAAATGTCCATTTTTGATTTTGCCTGAAAGGTCTTGGAAATTCGATATTTTTGTGACCATAATTTTTCTTAGCGTCAGGCGACCAAAAAAATAATTCTCAGTTTGTGAGCATAATTTTTCAACTTCGGATTTTTTACGGTTCTTTAGGCGTTTTTTTAATATCCATATATGATATAAATGGATGATAATAAAACGCCAAAAAACGCCGAAGATTTTTACTGTATGTATTGTCACTTTAAATGCTGTAAAAAGAGCGATTGGGAAAGACATTGCATAAGACCAAAACATACACACAATGTGCAAAGATATGAAAATGATGATAATAAAACGCCGAAAAACGCCGACCAGCATGTATCGTGTAATTGTGGAAAAATATATAAGTATTATTCGGGTTTATGGAGACATCAAAAAAACTGTGTAAAGGAAGAACCCGCAGAAAAGTCGGCCGAGAATCAAGACCTAATTGCATTCTTGCTCAAGCAGAACGGCGACCTACAAAAACAGATTTTAGAAGTATGCAAGAATAGCATGATAAACAACACTACAAATAATGTCAATTCACACAACAAGACCTTTAACCTGCAGGTATTCTTAAACGAGGACTGTAAAGATGCTATGAACATAACAGAATTCGTAAATTCGATACAGCTACAGTTATCTGATTTGGAGCATGTTGGACAAGTTGGTTATGTAGAAGGGATTTCCAACATCATTGTAAAGAATTTGAAAGCACTCGATGTAACCAAGAGACCCGTTCATTGCACCGACCCCAAGAGAGAAACGATCTACATCAAGGACGGCGATGTTTGGGAGAAGGACGAGGATGATAACAAGAAGCTGCGAAAGATGATCCGGAGCATTGCCTTCCGAAACTGCAAGAACACTCGACTGTTCAAGGAAAAATACCCAGAATGCATGGACGGCGATTCAAAGTATTCAGATATTTACAATAAGATTATTGTTGAAGTGATGGGAGGTGACCCTAAGATTAATGATATTGAGAATCAAAACAAAATCATTCGAAAGATCGCAAAGGTGATGACTATCGATAAAAACTATCATTAACAAGTGCTCAATCAGACAACACTATATCCGGACGAAATAACTCGGTCACCGATTCGTCGAACAATTCCAGCAGCCGCTCATCGTTCTTACACAGCGTGATCACTACACCGTATAGCATTGCAATCGTTATTTGAAAGACAACAAACCCTTTGCTAGGCGCAAGCCCATATTGTTGTTTCAGTTTGTGTTTGTTCAAATACTCGTTTAGTATTTTGACTGATGTAAAAATTCGCTTGCAGTCGGCGCGCTTCAATACATACAAGGTGTCGTGGATGATACCAGCCAGAATTTGCAAGATTGCATCATAGTGATGTTTCGGCAGATTTATAAACACTTCGACCGGTTCTACAACCCCCATTTGAATGATTCTCTCTGCTGTAATTTCGGCACTCGTCGAAGTCAACTCGGTTGTGAAATCAAACATTTTGGAGCGCTCTTCATTGTTGAACCGGTAAACGATCCCGTAATCAATGACGCCAATCTTATATTTGTATTTTTTATCGGTTTCATCCTTGATAAACAACAGGTTGCCTCCGTGAAGATCGCCATGCACAATTCCGTGTATGAGACCGCATGCAATAACGGACTTTATGTGATATTTTGCAAACTGTTCGTAATCCTCATCCTCGACCTGGTTGATCTTGAGGCCTTCAATATACTCCATCAGAATGCAGTCACTGTGTGACTGAGTGACCTCCGGATATACATATGGCACCTTCACATATTTCAAATGTTTGCATTTCTCTCGGAACATCGTCATGTTGTCAACCTCTTGCAAAAAGTTGGTCTGTTGTTTTATGATATCGACATTGTTGTGTATAATCGTAGAAATTTCAAATTCCTTGACAGCGGGGATCACAATGAGTAGATTTACGAAAAACGCGAGGTTTTCGATTGCTTCACTCAGAATGGAATCGATATTGCATCGCTTCATTTTCAGAATAACCGGTTGATCGTCCTTAAACAGTTTGAATACGATGGAAATCATGCCGGAATTAATCGGTTTTTCGAATCCTTCTTTGATTGTCAAACCATTCTCTGATGCGACCTGATGCAAGAGTTTCATATCAATGTCTTTTTCCGTCCAAGGCGCATTGTCCGTATATTTCAGAAGCCGGCTGTTTGTATTTTCATCAATGAATGAGCTGTTCAACGCAACCGCCTGAAAGACTTTCACATACAGTATATTTATCTTCGCTAACCTGAAAGACAGATTGTCTATGAACCTATTGTAATCCTTTGTAAACCCATAGGTGACAATTTCACTTGTAAATATCCACGCAGCCTTACACAAAAATCCACACTCTTTATACATTATTTAACTACAGCCGTTTCTATAAATTGTTTTACACGCTTAAATATTTTCGACAATAGCGTTCCGATGATCTTGTCTACAAATGGGGGGATTGCAACAGCTTCGTCCAATACAATTTTGTTGACAACATCCACCTTATGGTTCGAGTGAATTTTAAACTCATTTGTGAGATTGAAGACATTTACAAGTTCGACATCGTCGGGTATTCCAGCAGGTCTCGGTGAATGAATCGTTTGCGACTCGAATGTAATTGACTGCATATTTTGCGTGCATTTTACATGCAAATACAAATACTTCTGTGACACGCCGAGTTCTTCAAACAACGGCTTTACTAAAAGAGTGATATTCCCTTCTGTTTCATTTATTTTCTCTAAACATGTGGATTCAAACAGATCGGGGCTCAAACTGTATATGATCTTCATAAAATCGAGATTGATAAGCGCCGGGATTCGGATTTTATTCGTTTCGATAGAAAATGACGCATGATATTGATTTGTTCCCTGTTTGCTGAATTGAAATCCGTCCTTATTGACTATTATCGCTGTTTCCATTTATTGTATAACAAATATACAATAAATATTATCTTTTAACCAAATCCACTTTTTGGAAAAGTGGAGCAAAAATGTTAATAAAAAACTGGAACTAGTTGATTAAGAATTCGTCAGCTGTCTCAACTCCGCCCAAAAGGACTTGTTGTTCTTTGACGCTTGTTCGGTCTGTTGTGCATAATAGAATGCAGTTGCAACGCTTTCGTTCTCTTGTTTCATTTGTTGATCGTGCAGCTGTTTCATAGCCAGTTCCTTGTCCAAAGGTTTGTCGTTTGTTCTAGAACTCTTCAACTCCTCAATATTCCTGTACTTGGTTCGATTGTTGTAGTCGTCCAAAGTCACGGGGATCACACTTTCGACATACGCCTGTCTCAGGTCGGTGTATCCGTCGGCGGTGTAATTTTCCTGTTGACCCAACAATGTGCCGCCGAAGGTTGATGCATACATGTCATTTACTCCGCCATACACAGTGAGCGCTTGGATCTGTTTCTTCTGCTTTTCAAACTCCTGTGCCATATTGGCTTTTGACACTTGTCCGACATCGTAGATCCCTTCGTCGGACTTCAACCAATCGCCGTAACCCGACTCGTTTGAGTCTCCGACTTTCCGCTTATCAAATTGCGCATTGAACCACGAATTGAAGTTTTTGGTATCTTTCAGCTTCGTATTTTTCTGAAACATGTTGTCGAGCAAGCGGTTGTTTTCGTCCGGGCTGTGGTCTTCTAGCATAACATTTTTCCGCGTCGATTTGTTCTGGAACTCGTATATGGAGAAAAGGCGCTTGTAGGCTGCGGAATAAAAGAGAAAATACTTTGGTTCCAATCGCGATTTGTCGGGGTGTGTCATGAGAACAATCTTCTTTGCATGTTTCATAATATCATCGGTGAGCGTTTGAGAATTGATTTTGAATAAATTGTATAAATCGTTCAGTGAGTAATTTTCGATATTCAGGTCGATACCGGATTTCGGTTGTTGGCTCGCAGTGCTTTGATTTTGGGTCACAGTGCTTTGAATTACAAACGGATTACATTTATAGTCATTGTTGCTTTCGTGTATTTTTATGCCGGTTTTCGAACACTTCATTTTATTATCTAGTAATACTATTTGTTTTCAAATACTTATCACAACAAAATACTTTATTGCAATAATATAGAGGAATGCGTTTTGATTTTGTGTTTTCCTATTGGATATTTGCGTGGTATCTGTTGTATATGGCTAAAATTGTCCAGTCTAGTCCCAAACTGGTAATTTTACTCGGGATCATCGAGAACACATTTTTGTTAATGGGAATGATTTTGTATGGATCCAATTTGCGCACCGTATTGTCATTTATTTTTATAAATACCTTCATTAAATTGCTTCCATATTATTCGTTGCGACATGAAACGATACGATCCAGCGATTGGAAACCCACCGCAATTGTCTTTTTACTATACTGCGGTTGGTTGTATTTCAATCAAGAGGACTTGACCGGAAACTACAAAAAGGTGTTTGATTCGCTGATACATAATCGCAATGACACGCCTATGATGCATCTTTTGGCAAAAGTTACGCGTAAATGATTACGAATAACTCAATACAACTATTTGTTTTTATAATGTGTGACATGTTCCACTAGGAATATATGCTGACAACTTATTGGAAATATAAGCATCTGTTATATCCTCTAATGAGAATACATACCAACAAAAAACACAATCGGCCTTGGTCACAAACTCTGCACTTTCACTGAACTTTATATACACGTAGTAGTTTGTTTTTACAGATACTTGTGCATGATGAATGTATCCTAAATTTGTTTTCTTATGCACTAGCATGCCTCCAGAGCGATGCATTGTATTATAGTAAATATTACAAGTGTCAAATAAAGACATTGGTTTTAGATATGCACCATCTTCATAAATTTCAAAGTTGTGAAGGACTATATCAGCGCCACCATCAAATGCTCGTTCGATAAATTCAATACGCTGTGGATGCATTATATCATCCGAATCAAAAAATGAAATTACATCATTGTCCAATAACCTTTCCGCCGCAATATTGCGATTTTGCGCAGTATTCTTTTTTGCTTCATCATATACAATTTCAAATGGAAACTTGTAATTGGGGAACACTTGGTGGTCTATAGTGGATGAACAGCTCACCACAACTTTATCCGGTAATCTTGTCTGATTATCGATAGAATCCAACAGGTTTCGTAGTTTGTCGAGATGACCAACATAACACGGGATCGCAACTCCTATTTTCATATTGTTCAAATATGAAAAAATATTTCTAAGTTGATTTTTACTCAATTTTCAAATAACACCCTTGTGCAAAGGTTCCGCTTGGTAAATACAAAGATAGTTTGTTTGATATGTAAGCATTTGTTAGATTTGGTAATGCAAATACAGACCAACAAAATACGCAATCTTCTTTTCCAATTCCAGTCGGTCCTTCATCAAATTGGACTTTATCGAATATTTCTCTCTTGATACTAACTTGAGCATGGTGTATGAGATCATTGCTGTTCCAATTTAGGTGTCGAATGCAGCCAGTTGCGCACTGACACAAACAATTATATGAAATGTTGCATGAATCATATAGACTGAATTGTGAATGTTCCGTTTCAAAATTATGAAGGACAATGTCGGCACCTTCCCAGAAGGCTTGTTCAATAAATTCAATCCTCTGTGGATGCATTATATCATCTGAGTCAAAAAATGTGATTATATCAGTGTCTAGATGTCTAGCAGCAATATTTCGATTCTGGGAAGGGTTTTTCATAGATTGTTCGAAAATAATTGTCAATTCGAAGTTGTATGTGGGGATATATGGTAACTCAGTAGTAGAAGAACAACTGACAACGACTTTGTCAGGTACTCGAGTTTGATTGGAAATTGATTCTAATAGAACCTGTAATTTTTCAATATGATGAATATAACATGGGATGGCAACACCAATTTGCATTATATTTATATTTTACTGACTTTATATTGTTTTATCCATTTTTATCCACTTTTAAAAAAGTGGAGCAAAAAGCGAAGCGACCGATAAGCGAAGCGACCGATAAGCGAAGCGACCGATAAGCGAAGCGACCGATAAGCGAAGCGACCGATAAGCGAAGCGACCGATAAGCGAAGCGACCGATAAGCGAAGCGAATTTCATCATATTTGAAATAGTGGGACAAAACCACTGTTTCAAATTTTTATTATGCAGAGCAGCAAGTGTAAACAACGCCGGTCTGCGGGGTACCAGCGCATCCTCCAGTTTGATAAGTGCAAACACCACCGGTAAAATAGTAATTGTATGTGCCAAGCTGATTGGCGCAGTAGTTGCACATCCAGGAACATCCGGTGCCAGAGCTAACGGAGAACGAGACACAGTTATTGGGAACGATCTGCGTAGCATTGAACCGCGCCGAAGTCGAAGAGACTAAAGAAAGAAGGGCCATGAAAATGGAGAGTTTCATTATAGTATATATACAAAACAAATTATTGGGATTTATACTCAATTGATTCATATATCGTATGTATTTGACTCCTCCATGTATAAAGTTGCCTTCATATTTACCCTTTTCTTGGTTTGTTGTAGATTAACAAAGTCAATTTCATTTGATATAACAAAACACCGTTTTTGCGCTCTTGATATAGCTGTATATATTGATTTTTTATCAACTATGTTTTGGTTTGGTTCAATAAAGTAGACAACATTAAGGTATTGACTTCCTTGTGACTTGTGAACTGTAACACAGTAATTTAACAGAAAGTTCTCATACAATTCGTTACTCCTTATAGTCTCTGGTACATCAGAAGGACCACTATATTGGATCGTAACTATGTTCCCGTCAAAATCTTTTATTGTTGCTTCTTCACCATTCGCCCTCATTTTTTCACTTGAATAATCGTTTTCGGTGCGAATAATTTTATCACCGATTCTAAACATGAAGCCATTATCATATTTGTGATTGGATGGAATGTTTTGTTCTTTGTATAAACCTCCTCCACATTCAAGATTTATAGGATTGAAGATTTCCTGTAGTATAGTGTTCATTCTTTTTGTGTTGAATTTATATGTGTCTTTATTGAATGATGTTATGAATTTTGTATCGTCTTTGGTTAAACCATACTCTACAACTAGTTTGCGTATTTCGTCTGGTTTAACACGATTGGTTATTGTATCAACAAAGTCATCTATACCAATCATAAATGTTGAGTCATCCGTAAAATCGCATTTTCTCACAATCCTATCAGGAATTGTCATTTTTTTTATGATTCTAACCAATGAACCAGCATCTTGTCGTTTTATTTTAGACAACTTGGTTACTGTAAACATATTTGAATCAATAATTTGTTGTAAAACCCTCCCTGGACCAATTGAAGGGAGTTGATTGACATCACCTAGTAAGATAAGTCTTGAATTGAATTTTATACACACTTCCAGCATATCACGAAACATAAATATATCAATCATAGATGTTTCGTCGATTTCTAATACCGAAGGGTTGTAGTTGTACAATTTACATTTTTTGCAATTACCAGCGCATTCGCATCGGGCTGCAACACAATATTGGCATTCACAAACACTTCCCGTACGATCGTCTTTTTCGGAGTGTTCTATCACAATTTGATTATGTTTAGTTTTATTTGGGATCGTATTATATATAAATTTATGTATAGTCCCAGATAATTCTTGGTTGTACATACTATTTTGCTGTGCTCGTTGCATATTAATATAAGCCAATCCAGTCGGTGCTAATAGAGAGATGTTCTCTGGATTCGCAATACCATAACTATCAGGATAATCTTCGTGTAACTGTCGGAATACATAATTTATACATTTCAAAATTTCAGTTTTCCCCGAACCTGGAGGGCCGGTTATTATTGAAAACTTATTTTTTATAGAATTCAAAACACTGCTTTTTTGTTCTGGTTCTAACGTGATACCCTTTATATTAATTGGTAAAGCATTTTGTTGGGTTTGTTCTAATCGTTTTACTTTGTTATCTTTCAAATCTTTTAAATTTTCCGAGACAACTTCATTTTTATATTTTTCAATGTCTCCCTTTTCATATTTTTCAATATATCCATTTATAATATCATCTGGAATATCGTAAGTTTTATCATAGAATAGATCGATTGTTAGGTCGGTCGTTGTTTTCTCTAAATTCATTAAATACTCTGTTGTTTTATATACATCATTGCCAATTTTCTTATCTATTATAATATTGTTTATGAATGGTAACAAATTTATCGGGTTTGTGTTTCTCTTTTCACAGAATGACTTCATATCTTTTTCATACTTCAATTTTGCAACATAGAATGCATTGTTTTCTCCGAGGAAGTAATCATATGACCATTTCTCAAGTTTAATTTCGAACTTTATCTTTAGATTAAACTCGATACAAATTTTTTCTGCTTTATCGTATGTAATTAGTTGGTATTCCTGTGTAATGAAGTCAAATGGATTAACATATACATTATGCAACTGCGTGGTAGAACAAACCGTTTTTTTCAGCATATGTGTTATTTTATTCAAAATATTCATTGTAAATTTACACCTTTCGAAAAATACGCCGATATAATAATCAACCATACAATGGTCTAGTAGTTCTAACTTTATAGTATGCTTTGAATTCAAGAAATTAACTGTTGAGTTGTATCTATCTATAAATTTCAAAAGTGAAATAATTTTTTCATGTTTTGATTTATCAACGCTTTCTATGGATGCGTCAATTATTCCTATTTTCTTGTCTGTTGTATTGTTTTTATTCACATAACTTAATTTGTACATAGGCGTTGTTTGTTCTATCACGATACATTCTATAATAAAATATTCATTCTTGTATTTTATCAAGTCGTCCTTACCATAAGGAAATATTTTTAGTTTGTCTCTATCGACAGATATCTGTGGTTGTGTAGTATCTTCTAAAAATCTTATTGTAACATGGTTCTTATTTGGTACAGCAGCCACAATTGCTAATTTGTTACCATATAGAACAGTTGAATTGTATTTGATTTGTCTTGAAGACATACTTTGATTGTTTGATCTATTTGTTTGTATAGTGTATTAATTTATAAATCAATTTAAAAATTAATGTTACATGTCGTGGATACACTCGCTACGCTTACACTCGCTACGCTTACACTCGCTACGCTTACAGTCGTTCCTACTCAGCTTTTGGCTCCACCTTTTCTAAAGGTGAATTTCCAAAAGTGGACTAGATATCCAGGCTCACAGTATTACTGGCCGACTTCTTGCGCCTGCCGCTGCGCTTCGGCATGTTACCTTCGCTCTGTAAATCCTTCAGATCGCTGATGCTGATGGTGCTGCTATCATTGTTCTGCTGTTGCTGTTGCTGCTGTTGCTGCTGCTGCTTCGGTGGTTCCTGGATATTGATCGTCTTTGTCTTCAGTCCAGATAGAATGTCGCTAATGTCGCTGGGTCCCTTCATCTCGGGCCGCTTCGGCTTTTCGCGCATGCTGATGCCGTCATCATTGAAATTGCTGCGACTCATGTTCAGGTCAGGGCGGTTGGCGAAATTATTGTTTCCAGGACGATTCATCGGCGGCGGCGGGGCAGTCGCACCTTGAGTCGCCATGGGAGGGGGAGGACCTTGGCCGAACGAAGGACCAAACGAGGTCGCCGGCTCCGGGTTCATCATATTGCTCATGAATCCAGAGAATCCGGGACTCGTTTGCGACATGGAATTGACAGCCGCATTCTGGAACGACCGCATCAAGTCCGGATTCTGACGCAGAATGTCGTCCATGCCCGGCATCGCACTCTTGAACATCGTGTTGGTCATATGCACCATCATCGCGCTGCCGCCGAGCTGGAACAGCAGCTTGATCTCAGGCGCCATGGAGGCTTTGGACTTATACTTGTCGTGCAGCTCACCGAAGATGTCGTCATAGTCCGTAAGGTTCTCGTTGATTTGGTCGCCCCATCCATCGAGCTTAATGTCGAACGGGTCGAACCTGCCGTTCAGGAACTCGATTCCATTGATGGCGGCCATCAACATATTGCCCTGAAACTTAACAGAGTTCTGCCTGGATTTCTCGTCCATGATGGTCTCATACTCGCCCTGCATTTCCGTAAGCGATGACTCCATAGAATACTTCTTGGTGAGCTCGACGCCCTTCTTCTCTAAAGCCTCTAGCTTTCTCAGGATCTTGAACTTCTCTCGAAGCATCTCCTCCTTGGACATCTGCGGTCCGGAATGAGATACCTCCTTGTCGGGGTTCATAGGGATGTTGTTGAACTTTCCGTAACCGTCCCAGGTCTTGGTGTTGTCGGCAGTGTCGGCGGTGGATTTGCCGATGGAGGGACCGGCATCATCGAACCTTGAACCGTCGGCAAACCTTGAACCGTCGGCAAACCTTGAACCGTCGTTAAACCTTACTGACGGTTTCTCTTCATAATTAAACACATCAGATTTCGAACCGAAGCTCATGGAAGAAGGGGGATCATCAACTAAATCATTCAATTCGTTTTCTAAAGTATTCAGATCGTCCAGGTTAATGTCGCTGCTCTGACGCCCTCCCCCATCTTTGATTTTGTCGTTCATGAGTAACTCTATACCACCTCCAAAGTTTGTTCCTTTCTTGGAGCTGAAACTATTCCCCATATCTAATTCAATAATATCATCCATCGTATTTATTAATTAGAACATATAACTTTATATTTTACGAGGGTCTAAACATATATATCCACATCCACTTTTGGGAAAAGTGGATTAGGAGAGGTGCGGAGCGGGCTGTTACAAGGCCCTACGGTCGCGCCTATTATCGCTCCGCTTGCGGCGCTTAACCTAGGTTCTCTGTTTGGCTCCACTTTTTCTAAAAGTGGGCTAGGTTCTCCGTTATAAACCACATTCCCTGCAAGAACGAATCTGCCAGATCGTCTTGCTTCTTGTGTTTGTCAAAGTATTCGATCTTGGAAGTGAAACCGTTGTTCGTAGTCAAATACTCCAAACACTTCTTTATGCCCAACTGCTTTCGTGCTTTGTAACTAGACTTATCCTTCGCATCGCAATCCTTCAATTTATTGGAAGCGGCCACGAACTCGATTTTATCCACGGCAACATCGCTCATTATGAAATACTGCGCAATCATTCCCTGTATCGTCTTCATGCGATTTGCAATTGGGCTGATCTGATTCTCGATGATCACATAGTCAATAATGTTTTCCTGAGAGAACAACTGGTCGAATTTATGTTTGATGTTGTAACCAATGCTGATGAGATCGACCTTGGAAGCGTTTGTCTCATGAATCGGCTGAAAGCAGTTGTTTTCGACATGATCGTTGATCAGATTCACCAAATCAGCCTTCTTAGCGGAAGGGTCGTATGCAATGTCGTGTTTGTCGGCGAGATCCTTCAACTGTTGGATCTTTCGTTTGCTGACGCTTTTTAAATCGGATGTTGGAACTTTATATTGCTGTTTCTTCGAGTGTTTCAAGCAGAAACACTGTCCGTTCTTCTGGAACTTTGCTGGCTTTTCGCACTCACCTTTTTGTTTGTCTGAAAATCCGCAAATAACAATGTCTCGCTCCGAAACATTGACAATGTCCCACTGTGTTACCTGGTACGAATCGGACTCAGTTGGTTTTTCAAAGAGACAAAACGCAAGATTCTTGATTCCAACATCGATGCTCAACACTTTCATTTCTATAATACCAAATTATAAAATTGGTATTATATTGTTTTCTTGTTAATTGATTTTACTGGCCAGGTTGATCGAAGGCGACACCAAACGCATACTAAGTTGTTCTCTCGTCAAATACGGATTCTTCAGATCACTCGAACGATACCCGAACCCGGGGTTCTGCGTATCAAACGACGACTTGTACATGAAGGGGACATTTGTCGCAGGGCTGTTGGATGTATTTGTGTGCGGATCTAATCCGAGCTCGTAGCACGCCTCTGCCGAATTAGACTTCATAATTTGGAGACCATTGCGCTGCATATACTGGCGATATCCCCAGTTGGTTTGGATCCCTTCTTGTTTTTGAATGCGATCATTTACCACGGCCTCTGGTTGCCAAGAAGCAAAATTGCGTCCGTCCGCCATTATTGGCGGAAAATTGAAATGTATGTTATTAGACCCAGAATAACAAGTAGCGTAACTCATGTTATACTAGATACAGATAAAATTATTAGTCGACGCCAAGCAATTTGAGTAATTCTTGTTTCTTCATTTTTGATGTATCCGATGCGAGACCTTTATCTGAAACGACAGTTTTCAGCTTTCCAATAGGAAGCTTCTTGTAATCGACTGTTGCCGGTTCTTCTAAATGAATCGATTTCAAGTCGAACATTTTAACTTCTTCGAGTTCGTTTGCTGGTTCCTTCTCATCCTTGGACGACACGGACTTTAAATCTTCGTCGTCTAATGCATCATCTGCATCATATTCAGTATTGTCGTCGTCGCCATCGCTAACGAGTTCTATCGGTTGCAACAAGGTTAAAATCTTTATGTTTTCTCCAATTTCGATAACTTGGTTCTCACCTTCATCAGATTCATCGTCGTCAGATTCGTCATCGTCATCAGATTCATCGTCATCAGATTCGTCATTGTCATCGTCATCATCTTCCCCATCGTCATCTGAAACACTCACCAAATCTTCGTCTTCTTCTTGTCTTTGATACATTTGCTTAACCATGCCACCGCTAATGCCACCACTAACGCCGCCACTCTGAATATGTCTCTTGATCGATTGAACTTCTTCCGTAAGAGAAGAAACTAAACTCAGCATAGAAGAAATCTTGTGGTTCTGTTCCCTCGCCTTACTCTCAAAGTATGCAAACAACAGCGCACAACACAAAACCAATACTCCTAAAAATAGTAACGATGTGGAATTAAATAAAGATAGAGGATTCATTACAAAACATCTATATAAATTTATTATTGAATTAACGAATCATCCGAAATTGGGATAGCAATGCAATCATTTGCATTCCAAATCACTGTTTGTTACCATGTATGACAACAAACAATGTTGTTTATTTTTTCCGACTATGGAAGGCTGGGTGTGGGTGCTTTTCTTTTTTAGATTTACCATATGATGGGCTCAAATATGTAACATTTTCCCTACCTTCGCTCCACGGATCGCCATCGCCTTCCGAATTGTCATCATCAGTCTGGTCATCTTCAGACTTCTTATCAGCCGAGTCATCCAACTTAATGTATTCATTATATGTTTTGTTTGTTTTCCTCAACCAATAGTCTGTCAGTTTTTCCTTTTCTACTAGTAGTGGGACATAAATCGTTACATTGGGAAGAATCTTTTGTCGTATCAATTCTATAATTATGGCATCTTCTTTGTCAGGGAATACATTTTTAATTGCATAATACGCTTTAGTCGCCCTTATTTCTATATTCATCTTGTTTTGTTGAAACCAATTGCATTCCTTTACAGGTTCGCATCCAGCTTCAAGCATAATTTTACCATCTAAATGTTCGTAATAGAGGTTCAAGGGGTCACCTTTCTCGTTTTTGCACTTAATGTAATTCGAGTAAAACTTTGAAATAGTCAGAGGAATGTCCGGTTTTGGACCACCACCACGAACAGTTTTCCTACACCTTGTATTTTTACTCCTTCTACCGCGACATTTCTTTGTTCGACTCTTTTTATTCGGATGGTTCTTGCTCCTTCTCTTTCGACCTTTACTCAGCAACAACGCCATTTATATAATTGCACAAATTAAACTCAAGCATTCATTGGCGCAATTTCATTGACCAGCTGTGTTCCGTATTATCTCCGCTGGATAATTCATATCGCGCAGCACACTGATGCCGCCCTTAACCTTTGAAATTCCCTTATCTAACTTATAAGTGTACTTGATTGTATTTCCCGTCTTTTTGGCGACCATTTTGTGGTTTGATATGCTCTCATTCTTGCTCAGCTTCTTGCACACCTTGACGAAGTGAGTGGTCAGGATGCACGACAAATTCCGGTTCTTGATCAAATACTCCATGAATGCAGTCGCGCTGCCAACCGCCTCGTCCGGATTCGTTCCCGAATATAGCTCATCGAATGCACAGAAATGTCCGTCGGCCTTGTTCGCATCCACCACATCCAGTATCTCCTTGCATCGCCGAGCTTCTGCTTGGAACAAGCTGTCCCTGCCCGAAGTGTCCGGAATGTTCAAGTAGCAGTGGATATACTTGTAAGGTTTCAATTCAGCCGAATCGTAGAATCCACAGCCAAATTGCTGGGTCAAAATGATGTTGATGAGAGAAGACTTGAGAATCGTCGTCTTGCCCGATGCGTTCGGACCGGTTATGATCATGTTCTTCTTGAACTCGATTGTGTTTTTCACTGGCGCAGAATCTTTCAAACAAGCGTAATAATTGTTTTCGATTCGCGCCTTCTTGTAATCGTCGATGAATGCCGAGTAATTAATCTTTCTCTCGTCGATGTTAGTTTGAAGCCCTGTAAGGCAATCAATGTAGCCGTTGAATCCGAATGAGTAGAGGAATGCAGCGTTATAAACGGGATCCTCATACAGTTGGTAAAAGCATTTCAAAACCCGACCAATTTCGAGAACCTTCTTGTAATTGGTAAGCTTGTATTCAGACAAACCGCTGATGGAGTGTTTGAACTGCGACAATGTGGTCATCTTCTCTCGCAGGACATCGTTGAACGATCCGTGAGTTGTCAAGTTGGTGGAATGCGTCAGATAATTGTTCATAGCGGTCGTTGTATTGTCTAAGTATGTCTCTGTGTCCTTCAGGAACTTGTGAATTTTGTGCATATTGTTGTTGAAGCGGTAGCACACGAGTATGTTCTGGTATATGGAAAACACATAAAAGGCGGCCGACAGTAGCATATATACTCTCTCGTTGATCGAGACATCGTTGAATTTTGTGAAGAGCTTTCCAATCGCGTGATTCGAAACGATAACTTTCAATACCGTGAGATATTCCGACATTGTCAGGTTTAGTCCCTTCAGACGGATGATAAAGAAGGGAATTACCATTAGGATGATTGGAACGAAGAGAGAAATGATGGGGGATGCCATATTATACACGCTCATTGCCTCCAAGAACAACTCGGATTTATTCAAATGCTCCAACATCGGCCAGTCCAAGTAATAATATTTCTCTTTGAAGCCGGTATCAGCCTTGATTTCTCTCCATATGTCGAGCATCTCTTTATAATTTACCGGACCGCCGACCGATTTGTATGATTTCAAGAGGGTTTGGTTGTCCTTCAGAAAATCCGTGTCTGTAGTGTAATATTTACACAATTGCGGCGTCACCTTTGACGACAACTCGTTTTCAGCATTGAAACAATAGGAATAAATTGGATTGCTAGATGCGTCAATGGTTTGAACGAGTTCTAGATCATCGATAATATTTTGCTTCAATTCCATCCGCTTTGGGTTGTAATAAATCGGCGGTCTAAAATGTTCGCTGATATTGTCCAAGTTTGTCATTTAGTATATTTTTGCAATATATTAAATGTTATTATACGAATCCACTTTTGGGAAAAGTGGAGCAAAACGGAGAACCAAGGTTCAAGTGCCGAAGGCACGACGGTAGGGCGAAGCCCATTCCGTACCTCTCCTGTAATGGTTTGGCTCCACCTTTTCAAAGGTGGACCAGGAAGTCCAAGTTGGCGGGCATCTCGCGAATCTCAGACGAATAATACTGTTCAATCTCCTTAAGCTTCGCAATGTCTCTCCTCGTAATGAAGTTGATGCCGACCCCCTTTCGGCCCCAACGCCCACTCCGACCGATCCTGTGCAGATAAGTATGAACATCCTTGGGAATGTCGAAGTTAATAACAATGCTCACTTGCTGAATGTCGATTCCGCGAGCTGTCACATTGGAAGAAATCAAAACGCGCGACTTTCCGTTCCGGAAATCGGAAATTGACGCTTCGCGAGCAGGCTTTTCCATGCCGCTGTGAATGCAGCACACAGGAAAGTCGTCTTCTCGCATCGCATCATATAGATCTGCAACCCGCTTGACACTGTTGCAATAAATGATGCACTGAGAAACCGTCAAATATGAAAAGATGTGCTTCAGCGTCGCATACTTCTGACGATCGTCATCCACCGCAACATAGAACTGCGAAATGCCCTCCAATGTCAATTGTTCGGCCTTGACGCAAATGCTCACAGGGTCACGCATCAACTTGTCGGTAATCGCAAAAATATTGGGCGGCAAAGTTGCACTGAACAGAGCCACCTGGATATCATTGTTGAAATTCTGGAAAATGCCATACACCTGTTCCTTGAACCCAGACGACAGCATTTCATCGGCTTCATCGATGATCACCAACCGAAGATTCTTACACGACAATCTGTCGCGGCGGATCATGTCGAATACACGCCCCGGGCACCCGCACAAAATATGTGGAACATTTTTGCTGGAAAATCCATTGCTCTCTTCGACTGTCGACCCTCCAAACGCGGTTTGAACCTTGAGTCCTGGCATCATCCCTCCAATGCTCTCGAAAACCTTTGCGGTCTGCATAGTGAGCTCTCTCGTAGGGGATAGAACCAGAATCTGAGTATTCTGCTCGTTCAGACGAAGTATGCTGAGAGCGCCGATGGAAAAGGTAGCCGTCTTTCCAGTCCCAGACTGGGCTTGTCCGATGATGTCCTTGCCGGCGATAATTGGGCGAATTGCCTTTCGCTGGATGGGACTCGGCTTCTCGTATCCGTATGCGTAGATGCCCCTCAGGATGTTCGGGTCGATATCGAGTTCCTCCCATGAACTGATCTCGTATGAAGAATCAAATACATCTTCCTTGTTACTAGTTGCGCTGTTTAACTCGTTTTCGGTTGACATTGTATATTAGTAAGAGTAAAAGTGTTTAAGTGTATTTCAATGCATTTTATATTATATTTAAAAAAATTGATATAAATGCATCGTCTAGATAAATGATTATACGCATAAAGATGGCAGCCACAACACTTAAATATACTCTTCAGGATTTCAACAATGTCGCGTTCAACGGGTTCAATCTGGTCCTGTCAGACGATGTTATTCGGATTATTTCAGGGTTGGCTCAGGAAGTTGGCTCACCTGATTATGTGAAAACACCTGTCTTCAAGAAGAGGGAGAATCCAATGAAGGTGGAACCGACCTCTTTGTCGTCGATTCCCAAGAAGAAGAGGGGTAACAAGAACATGGAGGTCTTGAATGACGACGAATGGGGGACAGTTCGTTCGTTCCAGACCACGAAACTTGAGGATAAGGTTGGTCTCGATGCCAAGATAGATATGATTCGATCACACTTAAACAAGATGACAGACAAGAATTACATTGACATGAGGAATAAGATCATTGATATCATTGACAGTATAATTGTTGATAATGTGGGGGCAGATGATATGACGCGCGTGAGTAGTATTCTGTTCGAGATTGCATCAACGAACCGATTCTTCTCGAAGATCTATGCCGACTTGTACTCTGAGTTGATAACTAAGTATGATGAAATGAAGACAGTATTTGAGGTTAGTCTGAATAAATTTACGGAATTGTTTGAATCGGTTGAATTCGTTGAATCGATCGTCGATTACGATAAGTTCTGTCGCATCAACAAGGACAACGAAAAGAGAAAGGCGTTGAGCGCGTTCTTCATGAATCTAATGAACAACAATATTATTACAAAGGAGAAGATCGTCGATATCACGAGGAACCTTTTGTGTCAGTTGTATTCGTTGATTTACATTGATAATAAGAAGAACGAGGTGGATGAGTTGACTGAGAACATTGCGCTGTTGTATAAGAAGGATTTGTATAATATTGTTAAATATGAGCAGATTGAATGCATGACGATTCCTCAGTTGATCGACAAGCTTGCACACTGCAAGAGTAAGGATTATAAGAGTTTCACTAACAAGGCAATTTTCAAGTTTATGGATTTGATTGAAATGTAAAAAGGTGTAAAGGGTATAAATATAGCGGACTAATATGAAGCAATGAGCGATAATACAGACGACAATGAAAATATTTCTTTTTGCATCGATGATACATCCGAAATGAATGCTGAGTTGGATGTTTCGCAGTTTTTGGGATATCAAGAATCAGATGCAGATGCAGACGATGACATGACATCAATAATGCTGGACTATCAATTGAATATGACGGTTCGTCAGTTATTGCAGATATGTGATTATTACGGTATTGCGAAAGGATTGAAAACAAACAAGAGCACGAAGGATGAAATTATATGTTTGTTGATTAATTTTGAAAATACCGCGGAAAATTACGAGATTGTTTCAAGGCGGAGATTGATGTGGTTTTACATCGAAGAGCTGAAGAATGACAAACTTATGAAAAAGTACATTTTCTGGTGATTTTGCAATTTGTAAATTATTCTATGTTGCAACAACAATATAATTATATTGACATACAATATAATTATGGTATTATCAAAAATAAATAAAGATGTTAGTTATCCTGAATTAAAAAGCGTTGATCCCAGCGATTTGAAGTTGGAGGCCAACTTGTATCAAATGGAGATAATGGGCGAGGATGTTATTGTAGCTGTTGGAAATGCCAAGACCACATTTGAAGAGAATGATATAATTTTCTTTCCCATATATTTAGTAAAAAAAAACGATAAGGTTGTTCAAATTGGTGTGTTTGAAGTGGAGTCAGACAAACCGATGAAGATGATGGATGATAAGAATAATATGGACATTAAACAATTCGACCAACCACTCATCTACAGTTTCGTTACCAAGGACATGATTCAAAAGAAAAAGAAGGTTCCAGAGGTTTCATTAGTAAAGAAGAAGGTTGTTCGTGAAGTGGTAGAAGAAGTCGTTTATAATGAAATTCCGAGAGAACGCAAAGACATTTTCGTTTTAACGCAGGGCGCACATATACCTCAATTGTTGCCCGACGAAACAGAGGAAGATGCAAAGAAAATCAAAAAGGCCTACAGAGAAGAAGGCGTTGGAAATTGGGTGGAAAAGTATATGAAAAACAACAATTACTCGATTGTGGAAAGTGAAGTTACTCGGAATGACGGAGGGGATTATTTTTTCGCCGCAGTTCGCGACGCATTTTCTAATATAGCGCAGCAGACATCCATTATGAAATTGCGAAAGCGGTTATCAGATGAAGTAGATGATGCACTCTTTGCAAATTATAAAGAGTTATACACAATGCACCACGAGAAGATATTGACGGAGACCAACACAATCAAAGAATTAAAGACTCAATATGTTATGCTGCAATGTAAATTTGTAAATACTTTGGATCGTGGAGAGAAAAAGGAGTTGTCTGATGCCGCAGCAAAAATAAAGGAGGAACACGATCAAATGGTCAAGGATAAAAAAATCACCAATCAGCTGTTGGACGAGTTCAAGTTCATGAAGGGCGTTGAAACGCCCGAACAATTACAGAAAAAGATCCGGACCAAGGATTACTTTGCTGATACATGGGCGATTTCGACATTGGAACGCATACTAAATGTGAAATTCATAATACTTTCGAACGACGATTACAAGAACGGCGACATGAAGAATGTATTAAAATGCGGACAATTGAATGACTCGATACTTGAGAATCGCGGCGTCTTTCAGCCAGAGTTTTACATAATGCTTGATTATTCCTCAGGCGTTCATTACAAAGCGATTGGTTACAAGAAGAAGCTTATATTTAAATTTTCCGAAATACCTTATGATATCAAGCGGATGATTGTTGATAAGTGCATGGAGAAGAATGCAGGTGCGTTTGCACTGATACCTGATTTTAAGAAATTCAAGGCGGACAATAACAAGGCGAACCACGAAAAGTCCAAAAATAAATCTACGACGGATGAAGATTTCGAAGAGCAGTACGATGAACTGAGTGATGTAAAGTTGAGAGGGTTGTATGACGACGACATTGTATTCACGATCTATGCGAAAGCAAATGACAAACCCCTTCCGGGAAAGGGGTCTGGAGAGAAAATACCATTAAAAAGAATCCGCGATGAATTCAGTATGTTGGCGCAGATCCCGGGATGGCGCAAACGATTGGATCGTTCATGGAAACAAGAATTCAAAGTGGATGGCAAAAAATGGGCAAGCGTAGAGCACTATTACCAAGCGAACAAATTCAAGAAGCACAACCCGGCATTTTACGAGTCTTTCTCTCTTGATTCTGACAGTGACCTGTCTAAAGATGTTGAGATGGCGAAAGCAGCTGGAAGCAAGTCTGGGAAGTTTAAGGGAGAAACGCTTCGTCCGGAAGGTGTCAAGCTAGATCCTGATTACAGCGATGCAAAATACAAAAAGGAGATGTATAATGCACAATATGCAAAGTTCTCTCAACACGAGGATCTGAAGAGTATTTTAATGGCTACAAATGACGCAATGCTCACAGAGCATGTCAAGGGACGACCTCCAGTTGTATTGGACGATCTGATGATGATCCGCGATAAATTCAAACGCGATGTCGTGTAAAGCGAAAGCAATCTGATTATTTGTTGTTGCAAATAATCAGTCAAAATTATTTGTCGTCTTGTAAGAGGCGACTGTTATATTGAATTGTCTCGTATATGAATGGATTATACTTTGCAATGTCTTTCATTTTTGCAAACTCTTCTTTGTATAAATTGACGAGACCCTCCATGGTTGTTTTGTGGTATGTCGCCAGACCAACATCCATTGCAGCCTTCGGAATGTTTCGCTGGATTTGTATTTTTCGTTTATACATTTCAACATTGTTTGGGTAACATCTCATAAACAGTAGGAAACAATTCTGAAAATACACATTAGTCTCTGAAGTTCCACCGTTATGCCAATGGCGACCAATGCAATAATTCAACTTCGGATCGGAATGCAGAATACGATGCCCTCTATAATACGCATCATCTACTAGAGTCATATCATCAAAGAACTCCTTGGTATTGTTTGGATAATTGTTATCCTTTTCAGTCATAACTGTAAATGAATGTATGTGGTAATATAGACCCTTTTGTAGCGATTTTATAAACTCCTCTTTGCTTGTTTGAAACATAAAAAATTCTGTTGCAGTCAAACAAACCTTGTATCCTTGGATTGTTTTTTCAATTTCATTTATTTCAAGATCTGCCAACTCCGGATGATAATTCGGTGACCCATCGGGGTTCAAGTTTTTCGTTGTAATAACTTCCCATGTTGGACACATTTCCTTTATGATCTCTCTCGTTCTATCTGTTGAACAATAATCAACAATTATGCCATGATCAAAAAGTCGAGCGGTGTGTTTCAGCCAAAACGGTATTAGATACTCCTCATTAAAAACATGAGATATAACGGTCAACTTCTCCCGCGAGGGTTTTCGTATCCAAACCTCGTAAAAGTTATCGTAACATGTCTTGATAAATGTAGCCCATCCAGCAGATCTCGTATAATCTACACTGAACCCATTTGAGATCAAAACACTATCAACATATTGTTTGCGTTCCACATCCGTATAATCATTTTCCATGATTATGAGATTTATTCCATCCAGTATTTCCGGCATATCCATTAAAATGTAATAAAATGCACCTTCGCAATCCAAAATGAGCGTATCAAAATCTATTTGGTATTTGCGTCGTAGTTCATCCAAAGTAATTGTATTTACTTTCTTGTATCCGTCCAACACTTCGTCGCCAACAATCGTATTCCATCCAGTCTGAATTAAATTTCGCTTTGACAATGCTGAATTCTCAATCGCAAAATTAAAGTTGTTTATGTTTCGATTATGTTCTAATTGCTTCGCTATTTCCGTATCTGATTCCAAGGTAACAAAATTGTTGTTAGCACAAACATTCAATATATGAGCAATAACTAAACTGTTTCTCCCAATATTCGCACCAATTTCGAGAACCTTTTCGTGTCCTTTCAGATATGTAGCTGCCATTATTTGTTCAGGAAGTTCATCGTCAAATGATCCGTGATGTAACTGTAGATGTTGCCGAATTTGATGCAGTTTTTGCATAGCAATACTATCTGGATTGTTAGGTGGTTGGGGGTCATTTATTACATTGTTTGCAACAATGTTTTTCGCAATGTTATTTTCAACAAGGTTAAGTTTTATTTCTTGACTGGCGTCAATTACTGACATATATGATGTTTCAGTGTTCTTTATAAAGATATGTTTCAATACACCCGGCAATGGATCGCCGAATATAGCTGATCTGGCTGCATCATCATTTGGAATGGTTAATGTATTCTCAACTACACATTTTTTAATAGCAATAGCAGTTACATCTGTTTGATTGTCGATTGTTCCATAAAATATACTAAATGTCATTTTATTATACACAATAAAATGTCTTTATGCAACTAACGAATGAATGCAAAAATAAAAATATTGTTATAGTGTAACAGATGAAATTCACGAAACATAGCAAGCAACTAATGTCATTTTTCAAAAACAATATGAATTATGTAAATCAGTCTGATAAAACAGATGGGGTTGTTCTCGAATTGTATGATGAAATTATGGCTGCATATCAACACTTGGACCAAAACTCTGGTCTCTATAAAGGGGTTGTCAAGGACATTTCGAATGTCTCTCACATTACAAGACCCAAGACATTTAAATCAAGTGATCTGCCTGAAGAGGTCGTGAAACACATCGACAAGACGATGGCTTCGGAAATATCGTATTCGTTTTCATATCTAGAGAGAAAATATCAAATCCACTTCATAACAGAAGACAAGTCGTCGCAAATAGACATGCGGGTCTATAATCGATATGTAGATGCGATTATAATGTGGTTGTTCATTTTAAATAAATATGCGTCCAAACAGTGCTCTAATACGCTTACGCTCTATATTTACATGACATCTCTCGATAAACGATTGCCAGAATCAAATAAGCATGTGTTGAATGCAAACAATGTGAATACTGCATTCACTTGGGGATGCCCAGTAGATTCTGAAATTGTAATTTTTCGGAAGGAAGAATGGTTCAAGGTGTTTATCCATGAATCGTTCCACAGTTATGGCCTGGATTTCTCGAGTATGGACATAACGGCTAGCACAAAATACATTCTCGGCATTTTCAAGGTGAATTCAAAGGTGAATTTATTCGAATCTTATACAGAGCTCTGGGCAGAGATAATGAATTTACTGTTTTGTTCATTTATGTCATTGAAGAACAAGACGGATGTCAATGGAATGTTGAACATTTTTGAGCAACTCATCAACTACGAGAGAAGTTTCAGCTTTTTCCAACTGGTAAAGACACTCCATTTCATGGGACTCGATTACAGAGACTTGTATTCAACAACAAACAAGGCTCGCATGCTGAGAGAGATGTTATACAAGGAAGATACGAATGTGCTCTCGTATTACATCATCAAATGTGTGCTCTTAAATAATTATCAAGGGTTTTTGGCGTGGTGTGATAAGAACAACGATGCGATCATACAATTCAAACACACGCCCGCGAATCAAATAGAGTTTTGTCGCCTCGTCGAGAAGAATTACAAAACGCCGAGCATGCTTGATGGCGTACATAAAGCCGAGAAGCTGTTTTATGACAAAAATACGAAACATAAGTTCATATTGTCAAATATGCGAATGACGGTTGCAGAGCTTGGTTAAAGTGGAGAACCAAGGTTCTCCACGCCTCTCCTAAACAAAGAACCAATGTTCAACCGCCTCTCCTACAAACGATTTGGCTCTTGCTTTGCTTTAACGATTTGGCTCTTGCTTTGCTTTAACGATTTGGCTCCACCTTTATCCAGCGAAGCTTATGAAAGGTGGATTTTGTCAATTGTCATCTCTTTAGCAATCTTTCGCATAATCTTATTTTGTTTATCAATATCATTGATCTTTGGGTCGCCTCCCATTACCTCTATGATGATCTTGTTATACATGTCCGAATACTTGGAATCGTATTGCACGCAATCTGGATACTTTTCCTTGAACAACCTGGTATTCTTGCAATTGCGAAAAGCAACGCTTCGAATCATCTTTCTGAGCTTCTTGTTATCATCCTCATCCTTTTCCCAAACATCGCCATCCTTGATATAGATAGTTTCTCTCTTTGGATCTGTACAATGAACTGGTCTCTTAGTGACATCCAACGCCTTGAGGTTCTTGATTATGATATTGGATATCCCTTCCACATATCCAAGCTTTCCCACACTTTCTAGGTCAGACAATTGTAGTTGAATAGAATTTACAAAATCCGTTATATTCATAGCGTCTTTGCAGTCCTCATTAAGAAAAACTTGTAAATTGAATGTCTTGTTGTTCGAATTGATTGTAGTGTTGTTAGAGTTGTTTATTATCCCATTTTTACACACTTCTAATATCTGCTTCTGCATCTCTTGATTCTGTTCGACAAACAGTTTGTTTTGATGTTCTAACTTATTATTCTGATCTACTATCAACTGCTTAAAATCTTGATTTTGTTTCAACAACTCAATTACAATGTCCTGACTTGGTGCATCTTTTATTTTACACTTGGATTGGTGCCTATACATACTTGAATGATGTTTAAAAACCTTATCACAATTGTAGCAGGCATATTTCGATGTAGCATTATGTATCTTTTTTGTAGCATTTATATGCTTTGTAGTAGATAAGTGTTGTTGCATACAAAAACTTCTACTACATGTGTAATCACATAATGTGCATATTAATTCACTGTCATATTTTTGAATGTTCGATGTAGCCATTTATGAACTAGCTAAAGATTTTATTTTTTTAATAAATAACCTATAAATAAAATTTTATGCTCACAAACCGAAAATTATTTTTTTGGTTGCCAGACGCTAATTTTTTTTATGGTCACAAAAATATCAAAAATCCAAGACCTATCAGCCAAACTCGAAAATGGACATTTATAAATGTCCAAAATCGATTTTCGGAGAATAGTCTTGGGTAAAAAAACTCGATGTTTTATATATATTATCGATTTTCCTACTTAAAGAATAAAACTTTGTAAATAAAAATTGAGCCGTTTTAAATTTCAAATTACGAAACAACAAACTAAATACCAAACCAAATAAAAATGGGTATCCGGAATTTAAACCGGTTTCTGAGAGAGCAATGCACAGATGAAATACGGATAACGCCTTTGTCAGATCTCTCTGGTAAGAAGATCGCCATCGACATTAGCATTTACATGTATAAATTTGCATCGGATGGGAGTTTATTAGAAAATATGTATCTTATGATCGGAATGTTTCGTTATTACAACATAATCCCTGTGTTTGTATTTGATGGAAAGCCGCCAGCTGAAAAAATGGAACTGTTGCAAAAGAGAAGGAAAGATAAAATGGAAGCGCGAGATGAATATGACAAGTTGTCTGCATCGCTCAAGTTGAATCCTGATATGGACTCGGCTGAAAAACACGAGATTAACAACACGATGGATATGTTGAAGCGGACCTTTATTTACATAAGCAAACAACAGATACAGAGTGTGAAAGAGCTGATACGCGCATATGGTGCGACCTATTACGATGCGCATGGAGAAGCAGACGAATTATGTGCGTTGCTGGCCGTGAAAAAGAAGGTGTGGGCTTGCATGAGCGAAGACATGGACATGTTTGTCTATGGATGCCCGCGAATCATAAAATATTTGAGTCTTCTAAATCATACGGTTGTGTTATACGATTTGTCTGAGATTCTAAACAAGTTGGGGATTAGCCAGACCCAGTTGCGAGAGATTTGCATTCTGTCTGGCACAGACTATAATATATCGTCCAAAGACAAGTGTGAACCAACATTACACAACACTCTGAAACTATTCAAGAAATACAAGAAGAGCACGGCTGAAGATGATGATATGAACAATGGATTTTATGTTTGGCTGTTACAAAACACAAAATATATAAAAGACTATGAACTGTTGCAAAAAATAAATTGTATGTTTGATCTTACTACATCAACTCATGATAATGTAAAGGTCTTTGAAAACATAAAAATAATGAACAGCAATGTGTCGATCGAGTTGATAAAAGAAATTTTAAAAGCAGATGGGTTCTTCTTCGTATAATATATATTTTTTCAAATAAATACTTAGATACAAGAGAGTATTTTGATAATATGACAAAGAAGGTTTGGTATGCTCCAAATAAGAAAGAGGCTTATGGCGAGAGAGAAATAAACGCAGTTGTAGAGTGTTTGAACGATGGATGGTTGAGTGGATTTGGACCAAGAACGATTACATTCGAGAAGAGAGTGTCATGTGCGTTTGGAAAACAGCATGGACTGTTTGTGAATAGTGGATCTTCGGCGATTCTGCTCGGTTTGTCCGCGTTGAACCTAAATCCTGGTGATGAAGTGGTGACGCCTGCTTGCACATTTGCTACAACTCTTGCACCGATTCTTCAATGCGGGCTGAAACCTGTTTTTTGTGATGTTGAATTGAAAACATATGTTCCTAGCGTTGAACAAGTGATGGCTTGTGTCGGCGAGAAGACAAGGGTAATCTTGTTACCGAATTTGATTGGTTCAAAGCCAGATTGGGCGGCTTTGCGTTCTCAGACAGACTTGATTCTATTCGAAGATTCTGCGGATACGATCACACATACAAAGGAGACTGATATATCAATTACGAGTTTTTATTCGAGCCATCTCATAACTGCTGGTGGTTCTGGCGGCATGGTCATGTTCAATGATGAAAATTTATTGAAGAGGGCAACTATGTTTAGAGATTGGGGGAGAATCGGAGATAACTCGGAGGATATGTCAGACAGGTTTTGCTATCAACTGGACAACATTCCGTATGATTATAAGTTTTTGTATGGCGTTGTTGGATACAATATGAAATCATCCGAGATGAATTCTGCATTTGGTCTAGTTCAGATGGATCGCTTAGAGGAAATTCGCGCGTGTCGCAAACAGATGTTCAATCGTTATATGGAGCGATTGAAGGATGTGGAGGTCATTGTTTTGCCGGATAACAAGTTCAATTCTGATTGGCTTGCAATTGCATTCATGTACGAGAAGCGCCACGAATTGTTGCAGTTTTTAGAAAATAACCAGATCCAAACTCGGGTTTGTTTTTCGGGAAACATCACTAGACATCCAGCGTATCGCGAGTTCTTTCAGGAGTTTGTAAATTCTGACAAAATCATGAAGGACGGGTTTTTGTTGGGTGCTCACCACGGAATGACCGTTGATGATGTCGATTATGTGTGTGATAAGATCATTGAATTTGTCACGACTCGCGGGTAAGTGCAACTCGCGGGTAAGTTCCTAACAACTTTTTGAAATATACTTTTGGATGCAGTCATCCACAGCATATTTTATATCAGACACATTATACTTTGCAACTTTTCCAATTGACAACAGCGAAGAAGATTTGTTATTGGATTGAGCATTTGTGATTTCGTAAGAATGTTCTTTGTGTTTGCTGTAAATTTGCAATATATCGACCAATGAAATATCGCCTTTATTCACCAAATTACAAACACCCTTATTGTTCGTGTCATCTTGTATCATGTTGATCAGAATCGGTATCATTTCATCTAGATATGTGATCGTTATGGTATTGTTCTCTATTTTTTTGAACCCTAGTAGCTTGGTAATCAAATTTTTACTTGAGTGGGTGCTGCTAATAGGATAATTGACCCTTACATGCAAGACATTTTTATATTGTTTCATCAAATTTTCCAAATAAACGCGACATAGACCATAGAAATTTCCAGTATAGTTGCCTTCTTCTTCTTCACTGTAATATTTATCGTTTTTGAAAATAACCCCCGAACTGATGACAGTTAAGTGTATGTTTCTCTCGTTGCACAATTTGGCAAGAGACAATTGATATGTCACATTTGTCTCTATCGTCTTTTCTCGATTCGTTTCGCACCAAGAGATGTTCGGAACCCCTGTAATTCCTGCGCTATTGATAACATACTTTGGACGAATTGTATTTAGTTCATTCTCTATTTTACTGACATCTTCTAATCTGGCATTTGATTTATGAAAGGTTTTATTCAATCGTGTTAATTCATCTACAATGATTGAGCCGATGAAACCGTTGCCACCAAATATTAAAAACTCGGGTGGTGATGCCGGACATTCTGTTACAAAGTTTGAATTGGCATCTTTTTCTGATATAATGATTTCATCGTTGCTTATGGGAAGTGAAATGTTGAGTGACGGGTCTTTGTAATTTACAAAAACTGTTTTTGATTGATCATATACACCAGAAAAATGATAAACAATAACTGAATTTTCATCTAATGATAAAAACCCATGGGCATGATTGCTCTTGACATGCACTTGGTTGATAGTTGTCGGCGTTAGTTCAGTATAAACTGGGAACAAATAATCGGGTTCTCCCTTGTTCAAATTAACTGTGATATCTAATACCCGACCAGAAACACATGTTACTAACTTTTCAAACAATTCCGAGTGAAGGCCACAAAACACATTTTTTTTATTGATACTTACGGTGCATTCCTTCGCATCGAAGCTGTTATTCTTGATCGGGAAAAATCGTGTTCCTCTATTATCCGAAAATATACTTTTCATTTATTATAATATAAATATAATGTTCCTTTTTATATTTATATTATGACTTTAGGTTTTATTTTGTCAAGACATGTGAATTCAGAAAAAACTAACAATTACTGGAAGGAGTGTATCAATCAGATTAGAAAGTTCTATCCTACAAATTACATCATTGTTGTTGATGATAATAGCAATTACGAGTTTATCGATAATGAAAATGTCGATTTAACCAATTGCGTAATTATAACAAGCGAATACCCTCAGAGGGCAGAATTATTGCCTTATTATTATTTTTATAAACTTAAACCATTCGACAAAGCAGTTATATTGAGTGATTCTACTTTCATACGATCAAAGATTGTAGATGAGAATATCACAGACGATGTCCGTTTCTTATGGTCATTTCATTCATATCTGACATGTGATGCTAAGCTAGAAACTGAGTTACTCCAAAGGTTAAATCATAGCGAAAAATTAGTTGATATATACAAAAACCTTTCCTTATGGAAAGGTTGTTTTTCCGTTCTTTCTATGATTAGCCATGATTTCCTAAGTCGTCTTGTTGAAAAATATAATTTTTTTATTTTTTTAGACCATATTAAATGTAGGCGTGATCGTATGTGTTTAGAACGAGTGTTCGCCGTTTTGTGTCATTGTGAAGATAAAGAACTAGTAAGCAAACGCCCACTTTGTGGCGAAATAACTGACGATCATTGGAGATGTGGTAAATATACATACCACCAATATATAGAAGATAAAAACAATAATAAATTAGACAAATATACCATAGTTCGTGTATGGACAGGGAGGTAGTAAAAATATTACATGAGTTCTTCAAATAATATTTTATGGAAACCAAGGTAAAATTGGGTGGTATATACCATAACTGAGTGGAAATCTGCATACATTTAGACCACAGTCCTCTATATGCGCTTTAAATATCGCCTCTCCTGTTATTCGAGTACCTCTTTCTAATAGTGGAATTGTGTTTGAATATATGTTCATATATTTTTTCATACTTGATAAGTTACCAATAGCAATTTGATCATTTATGCCATGTGCATCACAACTATCTGGTATAAAAATTACAGAAGGATCATTGTTTATAAAGCGCTCAAAATACAACGATTCGTGATATTTAATATCAACGCGAGTGGATATTATACAATCATATTTTGATCCTGTTTGTTCCACATGTTGTTCTAATAATGCGAAAACCCGCTCTTTGTTAATGAAATGACATGTCATGTTATGAATACTTGTTTCTCTCGGTCTACCTCCGAGGAATACAGAGAAATCAACTGGGCAATGTATCATTTCATTTTTACATAGAATTGGTTTATATAACTCGCAAAACTCTGACACATCGTAATCTGATTCCAAGTCTGATGCGTAAAAAAAATTAATTTTATGTTCCTTTCCAATACTTTCAATTATGTTAGAGTGGTGTTCTCGATAATTTAATATTCTTCCGTATAACAATACCGCAATATTCATATTTTACAAGAAAAATTATTTCTAATATATTATAACATAAATATACTATTTTTATATTTATATTATGTCTTTGGGGTTTATTTTGTCAAGATATGTCATCTCAAAAAAAACGAACAATTACTGGAAAGAATGTATTAACCAAATCAGAAAATTCTATCCTTTGAATGAGATAATCATCATCGACGATAACAGCAATTATGAAATGATTGATACCGAAAATGTTGATCTAACAAATTGCAGAGTTATGCAAGGTGAATTTCCACAAAGAGGAGAGTTGCTGCCCTATTATTATTTTTACAAGCTGAAACCATTTGATCGAGCTGTAATACTGAGCGACTCTACTTTCATACGATCTAAAATAGTAGATGAAAACATGACCGACGATATAAGATTTTTATGGTGTTTCGACTCTTATCTCAAATATAAAGTACATTTGGAAATGAATGTATTAAAACAACTAAACTACAGTGGAGAGTTAATTGAATTGTATAATAACGAATATATGTGGCGCGGGTGTTTTTCGGTTCTCTCTGTAATCAAATATGACTTCATTGTTAGACTTGTTGAAAAATACAAATTCTTCGTATTACTTGATCATATCAAGTGTAGAGATGATCGTATGTTTTTAGAACGAGCATTTGCAGTTTTATGTTATAATGAGGACAAAAGTTTAATCAACAAACCATCGCTGTTTGGGAATATCATTGATAAACATTGGAGAATGGTAGATGAATACAGTTACGACGAATATATAAATGACAAGGAGAATAATAGATTAGAAAAGTATAAAATTGTTCGTGTATGGAGTGGAAGATAGTAAAATACACAGTCTATGTCGTCTTATCCTCAATCATAAATCGACTTGGAACTGGACTGATAACAATTACATCGATTGCGCTTCCAAGGACTTGCCAGAATAGGATATCAAACAATAGGTGCCAAGGCAGCAAGTAACTGACATTCGCGAGCAACCAATCGCAAGCAACAGTCTCTACTGCAAGAACAGTCGCCGTCGGAACAAATATGTAGAGAAGCTTTGTCTTGCTATACGGAGTCAGCAAACCAAACGCATCCTTGATTGTATAACTCATTGCAAGCGAAGCTGCAAATACTGTGAATATGACCGGCATGAGACCGAACCGCAAATACCCAACAATGCTCATCGCTGCCACTACTGCAAATGCTTTGAAATCTACAATACATCTAGACCTTTTAGGTGTCGTTAGATCAAAGAACGAATACAACAGAAGAAATGCAATAACAATCGATATTTCTTGATTCATTACGACTCTCGGGTTCGGCAACATGTGACCACCGATGGAACTAATCGTCTGTAGTCCGGTTTGGATCCAAAGCATATGTTTGATTTTGTGCGCCCGATGGTTCATTCGGTTGTCCAGCGCGGGTATGGTTTCGGGGCTTGTGGATCCAATCGCCAACAAGAGGACAGGAACATACGGCAAATGCGCCATTGCAGAAGCGCCCTGTGCCATATAAGGTGTGACTGCGAAAGGCGTTTCGCAGAACTGCAGGTTTGGCGTCATCGCTTGCTCAAAATTCATGAATGGTTGAACCGATATATATGCTGCAAAAAGACCGGATACAAGAAAGTAAAGATTTATGCCGACGACCCATTCGTATTTGGGGTTAAATACGAATTTGGAAATCACATCGTCATAAAATGACCTGAAAAAGTTGGACGCATTGCGATCGGCGCGTTCTGTTTCGTCATCATGAGCGGTTGCTGTAGTGTCTATGTAAGGTCCTCCGCCTGGCGTTTCACACGAAACGAGACAAGTAGGTTCGAAGATTCTGCGTATAAATGATAACATGACTGTATTACATGTTATCATATCTTTATATCAATTACCTTGATTTTTTCCTAAACAAGCTTGTGGTCGAAAGATAGTTATAAGCTGCTGTAAGCATCACTGCAACAATCATGAATACAATCAGTAAATTGAATACTTTCATGATCCAACAATACCAACTTGTATCGGTGCTGTCGCAACGGATTACTGTCCCAAACATTCCGAAGATACCAGATCCAAGCATCCCGCCGCCTTGACCCGACGAGGTGCCAATTCTTCCCATTTTTCCCATATACTAGAAGCCAACATTATAAAAATACTTTGCCGGTTATATCAACAATTCGTCCAGAAGACATCTGCGGTAGCTGAGAAAACCCAGAACCCTTGAGAGCCGAACGCATATTCTTCAACAAATCGCACCAACTTATGTTGGGCTGCAGGGATTGTAACATCGACCAAGTCATCGCGCCTTGGTATCTGCTATTGATGCTGGCATCCGCGCTCGTCTGATTGTCGGTGCAACCACTGATCATCAAAACATTGCCCGCGGTTTCCAGCTGTTTATCATTCTCCGTAAATGTGTCGTAGTTCAAACTGTCCAAATATTGATACCTCAGATCAAGTATGGTTCCACTGAAACAGCTGTCGAACATTGCGAACAATGTGACATCCTTTTTCAAATTGGCTTGTATGATTGCTTTCAGATCGTCGTCGAGTATTCCCTTCAAGTCGGAAGTAATTATCATTTCGTCGCGACCATCCGCCTCGTCACCGTTTTTATCAATCACATTGGAACCGTGACCACTGTATAACACAAACAACAAGTCTCCGCTTTGAGCATTCACAAGCAGTTTTGTGAATTCACTCAGTATATTGACTCGTGTGGGTTTCACAGGGGTTTCGTCTGTCAAAGTGGTAATGTTTGCGAAGCCATAATCAGATCTCAATTTCGCACTCATCGAAGCAACATCGTTTATGCAGCCATTCAGCTGATATGGTGTTCCAACATAATTAATTCCAATCATAAGTGCTCTCTTGTTTGCGCTTGAGGCAATTGTCGGAGCAACAAGCGATTGGATCGCTTTAATATCAGAATCCAACTTTTTTGTTAGAGCCAACATTTGAGCCTTGTATGCTGTCATAAGTTTTTCAATTTGTCGTGATTTAATTAAAGAACTGGATCGCGACACATTGTAAATAAGAGTGTTGTAATACTGGACAACCTTCTTGCAGTTCAAACTATAAATGTTTCTTAAGTTAGTAATGCGTTTCATTTTGAATTGCTCAAAATCAGTGCTCATTTAATATATGCAAAGCAAAAAGTTTGCATATATTTCTAATAATCTATATGGGATTTGGATCCACATTTTCTAAAGGTGGATTCTAAAGGTGGATTTAAGCGCCAACGGCAGCAACAACCGCAACATCCTTGTTCGCCTTGGCGAAGTGCGGGCTCATGAAGCGCTGGAGGTTGAAGTAGGTGAGCTCATCGGTGGCCTTGAGCTTGAGGAGAGCCGCGAGCTTCTTGTCGGGGTTGATCTTGCGTCCATTCTCCTTGTCCTGGAGGTTGTTCGTGCGAATATACTTGTTGATGTCACGGGTAACCTCCGTCCTGGCCATCTCGGAGCCGGAGGGCTTCTCGAGGAACTTGGCAAGCTCGTCACTGATAAGAGTGGGCTTCACGAATCCAGAGGGCGCGCGATTTCCCGACTTGCGCTTGCGCTTAATGCTCTGCTTCTGAGAAGCCTTGAGCTCGCGCGTCCACTTCTTCTCGAGGGCGCGATACTCGGTCTTGAGAGCGGAGATGAGCGCACCGAGCTGCTGGAGCTTGGCAAGGAACTCAACCGACTGGTCGGCGAGGGGCGCCTCGGCCTCATCGGCAACGGGGGCGGCGGCAGCAGACTCAACCGCAACAGCGGCGGGCTCGACAGCCTTGACAGCCTTCACCTTCTTCTCCTTCGAGGGAGTGGCGGCGGCGGCAACAACGGGGGCAACAACGGGGGCAACAACGGGGGCGACAGACTTGGTAGTAGTAGCAGGCTTGGTCATTTTATTATACATATCTATATGATTACTTTTTAAGTGTTTTTAACGCAAATATTATATATTGTTACGATAACATGGGGTGTGATTTCCTAAAGATAAACAACTGTCCTAAAGATAAACGACTGATTGATACAACCAAGGAAGCGACGCGGCGGCCGTTTCATTTACTAAAGTCAATGCAGCTAGGACATAATATGCTCCTAAAGACTTGCTATCTGTATTGATTCCAGGATTCACAAATTTTTCCATGACCGACAAAACAAAATTTCGGATGTCAGTCATGTTCGGACTGTTGTGAATGTAATGCAGATTCACATTGTAAAATGGCTCTCCGTGCGGTGGGCATATGCTTCGTTTGATTTCGGGAACAAGCTGTGCCCTATAAGAGAAAATGTCGTGTAGTTCTCTCGTAAATTTTGCTAGTTGATTTCGGTTCAAAGAGAGAAACCATTGAGGGTCGCTGTAATTTCCTAAAGCATCAATCCTTTGAAAGAGATCAAGCGCTCTCAGTTCTACAGATTGAGCCGGTGAAATAATGTCTGCCTCTATGTTCAAATCCAACACAATATTTAAACAGCGTGCAGTTCGTAGCACCAAATTGAAGTTGGAAATCAGCAATTTTGGAAAACTCTTACGATTGTACGGATTTGTCGAGGCGTCGATATTTTTTTCAATCAAGTTGTATAATGAGACCATGTCGTAACCGTAAATAAAACCGTCTTCATCTTTATAACTGATAAAATAGTGAAACTTCAGGTCGGACAATGGCTCCATCGTCATAAAATCTGTATCGTTTGTGCATAAAGACCTGTCCTTGCATGCTGGACCATGTGCCGTGATATATTGTCGAACAACAGCTCCTCTCATAATGAGTTGAATTTTTATGCTAGCAAGAGAGAAGTGTAAGTGGGTAAAAATGCGGCATAGGATATCGCGTTTTGTTCCAGATGTCTTCAATTTATAATGCGATGCAAACCTTTTAATCTCGACTAACGGATAGTTTATCTTTAAAACTTCGGTGTAATTCGAATAAGTTGGGCTCTTGAGATCAGTTTCGTCCTTTGAATATTTAATTGTCCCCAGATCGGTCATCTTGTCTTCTAACTTATCTGAAATCGTTTTTAAATAATCATTTGCAGCTACGCGTGACAACACCTTCATATATTATACACACATATTTTCTGTTTGAGTTGTTTTTACAAAATTATATATTTTTCGACACCGTTTTGCTGTAGGTAAAATGTTAATATAAAAAAAAATTGAGTTAAAGACAAGACGACAGTGTATAGCATACTACAACAAAATGGCTGAGCGCATTACCGATTCCACCCAGCTTAATGTTAACACTCTTGTCTTCTGCGCCCCCAAGGCGACGGCACAGGGCGCAAAGTCTGTCAATATCTTGAACCCGACGACCAAGACTGGTCTCACCCTGTCGACTCCTCTCATGCTCACTTGGGGCGCCTCCGATTACAAGGCGGAGGGGGAGGAGAAGGGCAATGGAAAGTTTGATATGTCACTCCAGTTTCCGAGCGACGAGTATGCGAATGATGATACTCGCGCTTTCCTTGAGAATATGAAGGCGCTTGAGGATAAGATCAAGGCGAATGCGCTTGTTTACTCCAAGGAGTGGTTTGGAAAGGTTCATAAGAGTTCTGAAGTCGTTGATGCGCTTTGGACGCCGATGCTCAAGTATTCCAAGGACAAGAACACTGGGGAGTATGATTATTCCAAGAAGCCGACGCTTCGTGTCAAGCTTCCGCAGTGGGAAGGCGTATGGAAGTCTGAGATTTATGACGAGGATGCGAACAAGTTGTTCCCGAGTGCCAATGGTGTGTCTTCGCCTCTGGATTTCCTGAAGAAGGGATCGAATGTGATGTGTATTGTCCAGTTTGGTGGAATCTGGTTTGTCAATGGAAAGTTTAGTGCCAACTGGAAGCTGGTTCAGGCGATGGTCCAGAAGCCGAGGGCTACTCTGCAGGGCCAGTGCTTCATCAAGGCGAAGCCTCAGGACAAGGAGAAGCTGAAGACGCAGGTGGTTGTTGAGGAGAATGATCACATCGAGAGCAGTGTTGTGGATGACAGTGATGAGGAGGAAGAGGAGGAGGTTGTTCTTGAGAAGAAGGTTGTTCCTCCTCCTGCACCCGCTCCTGCACCCGCTGCTGCTGCTGAAGAGCCTGTGAAGAAGCGCATCGTGAAGAAGAAGGAGTAAATCCACTTTTGAGAAAAGTGGAGCAAAAAGCGGGGAGGTGGAAGAGGAGGTAGGTGGATAGTTTGGCTCCACCTTTGTAAAAGGTGGAAATGGTCTAGAAATTTATTTATTTTTATCACTTTTTATGAAGTGATAAAAATTAGAATACTTATTGAATAATAACTTTCACAACAATGTCGGCTCGTTCAGTAACATCGTATATATTGTCTTTAATTTTGGATACCCCTTGTCCCTTGAACCTATACAGCTGTTCTCTCTTCATATACAATTCTTGACGAGGAATTTCAAACATTTTGTTGCCGATCGTCACAGGTATATGACTTTTGTCAAAATCTAAATCGATCTTGGTGACCACAAACAAGTTGTTGTCTTCGTCGATTGACATGCCTGAGACCAATTGGGGTTCGCACAAAACAATGATTTCTTTGGGTCCGCATTCGAAATAGAGTTCGCTGTGCCACAGAGGAACTAAAAAGAGTTCGTTCTCGTGATACAACTTATACACATTGTGTTCCAGCAAGTCGCCAACGCTGGGGTTCAGCGTATAAACGATTGTATTTTCGCATTTTCGTGTCACAACATCTCTCAATTCATCCAAAATCTCCTGGCTTAAATGGAACAAAAAATTGTACTTCGTTAGGAAACTATACACGCCAAGTGCAGTGTCCTTATCCAGATCTTTGAACAGCCCAGAAATAAACTGTTTCGTCTTGTAATTGCTAAGAATGGTTGTAACAATCTTCGTGAAGACCGCACTGTAATTGTTTTCTCCCATAAACATCCGGATTAAGTCGGCATACACTGGCAACTTCGGCTCTTCTTCGGTTGTCTTGTCGTCAATTTCTCTCTTCAACAGTTCATAGGCTTCGTGAATCTGTCGAAATTTCTCATTTGATTCGGGCGTATTACCATTTTTATCTGGGTGATATTGCAGCGCGAGTTTATGATATTTTTTCTTTAACGATTCTGGTGTTATATTTACACTGTCTAATTCCAAAATATCAATTGCCGTTTTACAGTTCATACATTGACTGAACTGTAAAACTTTATATTCTAATACCCGTGAATTATCTTTACAAGGAAAAATAAATAGTTTTCAAGATGATATATGGGACGATAGTTGTTGTTGTAATATTGAAAGAAACAATAAGTCTTGAGCATAACATTAGACAAATCTCCAGTGCAAATCTTCTTCTGTTCAACAAGCGAAGAGAGAATGTACCAAACACAGTCGGTTATGTCCAGGTTGTAGATGAAAATGTCGTATAGAACATCTCTGAATTTTAGAAACTGCATGTCTTTTATGTTGATCATTTGAGCAATTATCTTGTTGCATATGAGTTTATATGGCAACATTAGGTCTTCATTGTACAAATGCATGACTTTGTTGTTGGTGATATTCTCCAAGTGAATCTTGTTCGGGAGACCAACTTTCAGGCATTTTGAGTAGGCCGTTTTCGTAGGTCTTCCAATGTGTATGATTTCACAACAATTTAGTATATTGTCTGGAACGAAACTGATTTCTTCGGTTAACAATATAAACTTAATATCTACATTTGTTGCATTATTCTTCTGCATATAACTGTAAAAATTCTCAAGAAGTTCGCTGTGGATTTCATTGTAGTATTTACAAACAATGATACCTGTTTTATCGGCCTTGGCAGATATACTATCAACGATTTGCATGTATGCATCGTGCCACAAGAGTTTCGAATTACACCCCAAGAGAGACATATCCACCTCATAGTGAATGTCGCTTATTTTGAAGAAATATTGTTGTTTATTGTATTGTATGCTAATCCGCTTTTCGTATTTCAACTCTGATGGACTATATTTCTTGATCGCTTTCAACATCTGAGTGTATTTTCCAACACCGCTCGGTCCAAAAAAAATTAGGTTTTTAAGATCGGAGAGCCTCGATGGAAATTTGCAATATACCTTTTCTAACTTTGGATGCAAACTTGCCTGTTGCGTATATTCTTCAAAATGTGTTTCATAGTATTTCATTGTTGGTATAAGTAATGATTTGTTTTTATTATTTCTACTGCATAAATTATATAAACACATTCATTAATTATATGATAAGTAATGAATTTAGTGAAGACAACAGACCAATATGACGATAAGGGTATTTTTTTCTGCGATCCGATAAAAAATAATATTATGACAGAAGGCACATTTATAAGAATTTTGTATTCAACTGAACATGTCTTGTTAAACGGTGTATATTTGTTGGTAACCATAAATGATTTCACATGTGAAAAATACTATAACAAGTACAGATGTATTTTTAATCCATCAATGCATAAGGAGTTTATCCAATCATTAAAGGAGATAGAAGAAAACATCTTGAAGAAAGTACATCTAAACAATAAAACTCCGCAACTGAAGATCAATGAGCAATTGAAAAATGGTAATGTGAAGATTTTCAACGAAGTTGTCAATCGGACATCTGGGGCATTCATTCTAAAAATTTCCGGCATATGGGAAACGCAATTTAGTTATGGTCTGACATACAAGTTCATCAAGACATCAGATTAGCAAAGCCATCTGTTCTGTAATATGTTAAAACGACATACAATATATAAGCGCAAATGCCAGTTAAAATTCCCAACATGGTAACGACGCCTGATGTTATTTTGCTAAATGTATGAATTTCTTTGAATTCGGAAGAACCTATTTCGGAATAAATAAAATATGTTTGAATTAATATCAATATGACTGATATATTGCTAAAATTGTAAAATCCGTCGGATACACGGTGATTTAGAATGTCATCTTTATATGTTATCAACAACCTGGTAATGAATCCAGTACTCGCTAGCATCAACAAAAACGGAACTGTTGCCGAAGCAGCATTCGCAGATCTATTAAATATAAACACCATTAACATTGACACGCCTATAATTAAAATTACATACGCTGCGATCAATGCGTTCATCGATGTAAGCGGACTGGGCGACGATGCATATATGCCGAATGTTATTGCGCTTGATATCAACAAAGCTTTATATATACTTGAATACCATACTTCTTCTGCCATTTACATTATTATGCTAAAATAATGTTTCCCGATTTTGCATTGTCGATCAATCAATTATTTCTCAATTCGTCGATTTGATTCTGCATTTTTTGCATTTTACATATCATGATCGGGATCAACTCCATGTAATTTACAGTTTTTATAGTGTAAATATTGTTTTCTTCATCGACATTGTCGAATTCGCTTACAAGTAGTGGATATGTTTCCTCAACCTCTTGGGCAATCAACCCATAATGTTTTTTCTTGCCCTCGTCATCTATAAAATTGTATTGTTTGGGTTTTAGTTCAAAGAGTTTGTCGCAATCCAGATGTGAGATCGGACCAACATTCTCTTTTATCGACGCATCCGATGTCGAATTTAATGTTCCCGCCACATACAAATCTTTGGGTATGAAGACACTTGTCGCTTGATCGGAAGGAGTTATGAACATAGTATTTGTAATTTTTTTATACATCCATAAAACAATACTGGATGTCGTGTTTGTGAATTGTTTTATGTTTTGGATGTTATCTGGCTGACGACCATTATAATTAGGAACCCCTGACATTTATTATATAAACATGTAATTTATTTTATTGTGAATATTTTGTATTAAAATAAAAATACTCTTATAGTATAACTATGAACACAGGTCCGCCTAAATCATTCAATGTGAATACAAGTCATCCTATTATTACTAACACCCAAGATACCGGATATCAACAAAAATTCGTATCTGTTCATTCGGAGGACAGAGACACTTTGAAACACCCAAATTCCGCTGAATTCGATATAGAACTTCCAGAAGATATAACGAATATTGTATCTATTCGTTTATCATCTTGGACATTTCCGGCCAACTACAACACATTTTCCCTTCTAAATTCGAATGTGACAATGACATTTAAAATTGTTCAGCCATACAATCCTGGAGAGCATTCGTATAGCGAACCACTTCAGAATGTTATTTTTGCATGTTTGTTTCTCTCTACGAATGAAAACTATAGCGTTACAATCGAAGAAGGTTTTTATAATCCAGATCAAATGGTGACCGAATTAACGAATAAATTCAATGAAGCGGTAACATTGCGCATTCAGTCCTATTTGACAGATCCAAGTGACAATGATTTATTGACCGAGTTTAATAATTTAGGCGGATACTCGCGCTTTGTTGTTGTGTATAATTCAGTTGGTCAGAAGATTTGGTTTGGTAATACAGCTGATGCATTTGTTTTGACGACTGAGACAATTAGTGGATCGCGGCTTTGCGAAAACAGGTCTCAGTTGCCTGACTCTGTGAATTGGGGGTTGCCAAATAATATTGGTCTTCCGAAGACAAATGTTTCTTCAACTACATCTTCGGGTTCGACTCCGCGATTTTATTACGGAAATGTAAATGGTGGTGATAATGGGTATTGGTTGCTCCCCGATCCTGGTCTGCCTGGTGCTTCGTGTCATTACATTGAGTGTCCTTATAAAATTAACTTGATGGGTCCGGCGTACTTCTACATGGATCTTGCCGGACAAAACTGTATTGACGAGACATCACCTTTCAATATAAGCAAATTCACTGCGCAAACGAATGAAACAAATGGACGAGTGAATTCATCATTTGCAAAAATAGCTATCCCGACTACGCCTATCTCTCAATGGTTTGACAGGGAATCAATGCCATACAAACTATATATACCTCCTGCGGAGAGAATGCGCCGTATTCGCATTCGATTGCGATACCACAATGGTCAAACCGTGAATTTTGGCTTGTTTGATTATTCGTTTATGTTAGAATTCACTATACTACAGCCTCAACAAATACAACCAAGTATGCGCAAACAATACTAATTTATTATTCAATTTCATATTTTTCCTTAATCCATGATTTTAAAATGTCATTTTTGCATATTTTATAATCTGAATCGAAACCTGATAGGCTATGGAATGATGGCTTCCGCATCTTTGTAGTCTTGTAAAAGATGTAATCTCCCTTTGCACCTTTGCGTATGGAGAGAAAAGGAGTAATCGTTCGTATCAAATTGGACCCCTCTTTCAACAGTGGTTCGATTTCCTGAAATGTGATGCTCTCCATTGGTCGATTTCCCATCCCCTTCAGTGTCTTGCTGTTATCCCCCCAAGTTATATAGAGACCATACTTGCCCTTCTTTAAAACCACATCTTTCTCGTCGAATTTGCCCAGGATGTAACTTGCCGCCGCTTTGGGTTTATCGCTTACGATCTCGTCGATGTTGCCTTTCTCGATTGTATGAACATCCACACCGTCCAACACCTTTTTGAATGTCGTTGATTTCTTGCCATCGACCTCTTCGATGCATCTGACAATTGGTCCATATTTGCCGATCAAATAGGTGTTGTTTTCGTCGATTCGGATTTCCATTTTCGTTTCGTTGTTGAGCAATGCAACCAGGGAATCTATTTGATTGTTACACTGTTCGCAGAGATCTTGCATTTTATTCTGACCTCCGGACACCTCGTCGAGAGAAAGCTCCATTTCTCTCGTGTAGTCATAATTGAATATGTCGGCGAAGCGTTTGTCGAGGAATTCAGATACGATGACGCCTAAAGGTTGAATCACCAACTTTCCTTGCTCATGTCCGAAAACTCTCTTGGTTGGAACTTCAAATATTTCGCCATTGCTCAACTCGTAATCTTTACAGACCATCTCTCGACCTTCGATGTTTTCCTTCTTCACATAACCGCGTTCTTGGATCTTATCTACCAACGATGCAAATGTTGATGGTCTACCGATCCCCTTCTCCTCTAATAAATGAACCAATCGTGCCTCTGTGTAATGAGATTTACTGTTTTTAATCGTTGTTCGAGAGACAATCTTCTTATATTGGATTGGTTTTGTTTGGTCGATCGCTTGGAAATATTGATAGTCATTGCCTTCAGAGGTTGCCTTGCTTGAAGCCTTGCTTGAAGCCTTACTGTCGGCTACCGCCTTACTGTCGGCTACCGCCTTACTGTCGGCTACCGCCTTAAATCCAGCAAACACTTGTTGTTCGCCAGTTTTTACAAATTTCGTGTTTTGAAATCCTGATATTGTTGCTGTTACGGATGAGTAGATTGCATCAGACATACAACTTTCCAATGTGTTGGTCCATATGAGTTTGTACATCCGTTTTTCTCTCGTGCCCACTGATTCGGGGAGCTCTTTGAGCGCAATGTTTGTTGTTCGGATTGCTTCATGCGCCTCCTTATCAGGGAACAATTGTTCCCCGACCCCCTCCTTTATATATCTCTCATCGTACATAGACAAAATGTATTCTTGTGCTTTTGTCAAGAACTCGCCGCTATACCTCGCGGAATCCGTCCTCATGTAGGTGATGAACCCTCCTTCATACAGTGTTTGACAAGTCTTCATAGTCTCCTTTGGAGAGAAACGAAGCTCGTTGCTTGCAACCTGCTGCAATCGCGAAGTAGTGAATGGCTCGGGAGAAGTCTTGATCACCTTCACTGGTTTGGAGCAATTGTAACTATGAGAAAAATCGGCTGTCCCATCCAAGAAATCGGTTATTTCATCATCCGTTGCAAACTGTTTGTTCAAATCAAATGGAATATTTTTGCTTGTGAAATAGCCGACGGTGTTGTAAGCAATTTCCCCAGGCGATGCATTGATTTCCTGTTGATTGTCATAAATAATTCGAAGCGCAGGTGTCTGACATCTACCCGCCGAGAGAGAACCGTCAAATTGCGCAGAGATGCACTTCCACAGTGTAGGAGTGATTTTAAACCCAACCATCATGTCGAGCACCTGCCTCGCCTTCTGCGCATTCACAATGTTCATATTGACAGTTGTTGGATTGCGGATCGCTGATTGCAGCGCGTTTTGGGTGATCTCGTGAAAGACGATTCTCTTGGTTGAAGCGACATCTAATTTGAAGTGGTCGCAAATATGCCACGCAATTGCCTCACCCTCGCGATCGTCGTCTGTCGCTAGAACAACCTCATCCGCCGTCTTTATCAGCTTGCTTATCAGATCAACTTGCTTCTGTTTCGCTTCTATAATGCTATACTTGAGAGAAAACCCATGTTTAATGTCAATGTTGTTTAATGATGACAGTTCGCGAAAATGCCCGAAACTGGCGACACACTTGTATCCTGGTCCAAGATATGTCTCGATCGTTTTGCATTTTGCCGGCGATTCCACAATGATTAGAGTGTTGACCGTGTTCTTCTTTGCTTTAACCATTATTTAGATATATTTGGTAAAATATATTTAAGCTTTATTACATTTGAGAAATCTTGAACTGGCGCCAAGAAATTTCTACTACCGCCTTCTTCGGTTCGTGTGTGGGCTCATTGTTCTCATTCAACTTCTCAGCCTTCTTCAGAGCACTATCCACATACATCTCCTTCAAAATGCTGCCAACCTGAAACGATCCCTCGTGCTGATTCAGGACCCCATCTTCAATGTCCTTCAGAACATCCAGAAACTTGGTCAGCATTTGGAGGTCAAGTTCTCCCTTGCGCACTTTATTGTAAATGTCCGTATAATATGTGAATAGAAAATTGCATTCACTCATGCCCTCGATATTGATCTTCTCTGCGTCGTCGCCATACTTGGATTTCAGCAAGACCAATTGGGCTACTTGAGTGCGTAGAATCATGCTGTGTTTCAAACTGCGTATTAGTCCGGTCTGGTCCTCGACATTGTTGGCCTGAATCATGTTCTGAAGCTGAAGTCTCTGATTGTCATCCATTATATCTTACCTTGGAAATTATATATTTAACTGATTATTTAATATAAATATATATTACAAATGGCGTCCTTACTAAATGCGAATCAATCGCAGCAATCAACTGGTGGAAATCCATATGACACCAAAGATGTCGGTGGTTCAAATGCTAGATTGGCCAATATGCAGAGAGCGCTTACTGGAGGTCGGCGAAAAAAAAGGAACTTGACCAAAGGTGGTGCTGCGCCGGGCGCTCTCCCGAATGGAGACACGGTTGTTCCACAATATTCGAATGCTTCGGGTTCTGAAAATGCTGTTTTAGTTAAATTGGCTGCTGTTAATAATCAAGCAGTTGCAAATAGAACATTTACAAGTGGAAAACAAAGTGGTGGGAGAAGAAAGAAGGGACGAAAGACTCACAAGAAAAGACGCCAATATGCAAAAAAGACTCGCAGAAGATACAAACATTAGGCCTTGAAAATATTGTAAAGCTTACACAATAATTATATAACAATAATGTAAGTCATGCCAACTGGAAAAAACTGGTTAAATTTTATATTTATTAATTTAGCATTTGCGTTTTACATAATAGGAATCATTTATGTGACATCCGTACAAGAAATCAAAAAGAACTGGGCTCTCTATAGATGCAATCCTATGTATATGCCGCTTTCCGACAATGTCCAAGCCGATTTCGCGCATTGTGTTCAAAACATACAAATGGTGACAATGGGGGGTATATTGAAACCCCTTACTAGCATAACTAGTGGTTTGACTGATTTGATGTCTGGTTTAGGTTCAGATTTAGCCAATATAGGAACGATGATTGCGACATTAAAAAATAGTTTGGGTGGTGTATTTGGAGGGATATTTGCCGTATTCACTGGAATGGTGGTTGGATTTCAGAAAATCTCATTGAACCTCAAAGACATGATGGGAAAGAATGTTGGAGTAATTGCTGTATTTGTCAATATATTGGATACTAGTTTCAAAACGATGGGGAGTATGTGGAATGGTCCAACCGGTGGATTGGTTCGCTCTCTCGGTAAATGTTTTCATCCTGAGATCAAAGTGCAACTTGAGAATGGACGGATCGTATGCATGAAGGACCTGAATTTAGGAGATGTTTTAGTGAATGGAAGCATAGTTGAAGCAGTTATGAAGATAAACAATCGGACTGATCCGGAGCAATTATATGTTCTCAAAGGAAGAGGTGTCGGAAATGCCGATATTTATGTCACTGGTTCTCACATGATATATGACGAAATAACCAAAAAATTTATCAGGGTCAATGAATATTTAAGCGCTGATTTTACCAGCAATCAAACTGACTGGTTTAGTTGTTTAATAACGAGTGACCACAAAATACAAATAGGTTCGGAACTATTTTGGGATTGGGAAGATCATTTGATTCAATAACCTCATATATTTTAATAAGTAATTACAATATATGGCAACCAAAAACATAGAAAAAATATCAAATTTATATACAACTCTAACATACTTTGACGACTACAGTGAAAGCATTGGAATATATGTTTTAATCACAGTCGCAACCATCTTAGTTTGCGTGTATTGTTATGTGATGATACGAGCAGAAACGATCAAGAAGGATTGGATTAACCAGCGATGCAAACCAAGCATAATTCCATTTGCCGGTTTAATTAATAAACCAGACAACATGACTGCAACTGAATATACAGTTGAAAATTTCAGTTATTGCACGAATGACATTATGAAGAGCATTTCGAAAACATCCCTCGCACCATTTACACAAATAACTGACCAAATGACTGGCATTGCGTCCGGACTCAACGGCTCGTTGAATGTAATGCGCGAGTTATCATCTTCTTTGAAAGATAGTTTAGGAGACGCAACAAATGCTGTAGCTGACAAAATAAAATCAGTCGGAGCGCCGTTGCAGCACATATTTACTATATTCAAGACCATTCTGTCAAAAATAAACGGTGTATTAACTGTGTGTCTGTATTCCATTCTTGGCATGTATTCGACGCTAAAAGTTTTGTTGAACTCTGTTGTTGATATGTCTGTCGGAATATTGCTTACAATTGCAGGTGTCATTCTGGCATTCCTTGCGATGTCATTTATTCCTTTTGTTGGACCAGTATTTGCAGTACTTGCAACGGGATTGTCGATTGGCTATGCGTTTTGTTTGGCAATGTTAGTTCCGTTGATTACAATATTGAATTCCGCGACCAAAGCGCCATCTGCTTCGTTGAAGGCGTGTTTCGATCCAAGTGTAGAGATCGTGATGAACGACGGCGCTGCCAAACGAATTGTGGATATTCAAGTGGGCGACATTCTCGCAGATTCAAATGTTGTCACTGCAAAACTTAAATTGACTTCGATCGGATCAGATATGTATAGTCTGAATGATGTCATTGTTTCTCATTCTCACACTGTCAACCACAATCGAAAATGGATATCTGTATCGGATCATCCGGACGCGATCAACATTGACGAATATAGCGAACCGTATATCTACTGTTTGAATACAAGCAGCAAGGAAATAATCATAAATGGAGAACGGTTTGTCGATTGGGACGAAATATACACGGATGACCACATGGATAATCTGAAAACCCACGCTAATTTGAGCAGTTCAATTCATGTAGAAATGGACTCTGGGTTTATCGGCAATGCCAAAATCGAGTTGCAAGATGGATCAAGTAAAGAAATACGAAATGTTCAGATTGGCGACATTTTGCAGCAAGGAGAACGAGTATATGGAGTCGTTAAGATAAAGGCAGATGATTTAACCCAATATAAATACAATTTTGGGAACAATGTCTTTATCGATGGAGGACCGAATTTAACTGTGTGCGATCCGAATGTTAGTTTTACAACAACAATGAATGTTAGTGAATCAATGAAAGTGTTGAAGACGAGCCAAGAAGATAAACTGTATCACATATTGACAGACAAACAGAAATTCACTTACAAAGGCGTTTGTTTTTATGATTACAATGCGTCGATTGATCTTTTTTTAGACAAAACCCGCCAAAATTTATTATCTATGAAATATGTATAATATGTTGCTATTTGGATATAAAATAAATACAATGTTGGTTGTTCTGTTGACGATCGCTATTGTTGTCATTTTCACTTCTTCCGTTTGCGGAACTTGCGATGTTCCGGGAATTATCGAGGGTCTTGAAAATGCGGTGACAAGCGATTCCGGAAAAGAAAAAAAGAAGGAGGGATATACGAACTTGGGGGATTCTGCGAGTTATAGTTTAGCCAATTATAGCCCCCAAGACACATCTTCTTGGGCCACCCCTGATTTAACATTGACGCGCGGTAAACAGCCCAGTGCCGGCGCTAAGAGCATAATGAATCGCCCTGCTCAACAGATCCCTCTGCCCGAAGGTGAGATGTTGATGTTTGCCAACACGGAGTTCAAACCGGAGTGCTGCCCCAACACCTATTCGACCGGCAATGGGTGTGCTTGCATGACGCCCGCCCAGTATGGTCACCTGGTAAGCCGCGGAGGAAACAATGTCCCTTACTCCGAATATTAAGAATATGATTTTCCAATCCACCTTTTCCAAAGGTGGAGCCAAAAACGAACCATTATTTCATTGTAATAAAATAATGGTTTCATCGAATCAAAAGAATAAGCGAGATCGAATGATTCGATAAAAAAACCTTTGACTCCACCTTTTCCAAAGGTGGAGTGGAATTATTGTGTTGATATATAATATGGCTACTGTCAAGAAAAGAACGAACAAAAATAGTAAAACACGAAAAAAAGTTTCCACTGTAGCAAAAATCGAAGAAAACAGTTTCCCAACGGGAAAACAATCACCCAAAATCCAAATTGCGGAATTATACGACAAATCTGAACTCGTAAAAACATCTTCTAAGAAAAAACTCGAAAACAAGGACATCAACAAGGTTTTGAAGGACAAGATGTTTCACATTTTTTACATTCTCGACAAACAGGATGTCAATTTCCAACCCAACAAGGACTTCTACACTTACTCGAACATGCTTTGGTTAAATAGTGTGAAAAAGGACAAAGAGCTCCGTTATTTCACGCAGTTTGATAATTTTCGCGTTACACAGGACAAGGTGTATTATAAACTCATCATGTATGTGAATGATTATATCAAACAACACAAGTCATCGCCTTTGGCGAAGAAGATGTCCAATGTATTGAAATCTTGGTCCAACTTGAATCCGAAATCGATTCAACGACATGTCGATGCAATGGTTGTGAAAATTGACGAATACAGGAAAGATCCTGCGAATGTGTGGTCATTCCTAGCGCTTCTCTCTAAGGATGACTTGGTCAAACACTCCAACCCGTTGAATTGGGTATTGCAACCCGACCAAAAGAACTCAAAGGTGTATGCAAATTACATAACCAGTTGTCAGTTTGGGCTGTATGATATTGATGTGTATTTTCAAACGAAACCCAAACACAAGACGGACAAGGCCAACTATCTTGCCTACATAGACAAAATGTTTAACATGTGTCTCGGGAAAGGCCATGGTCTGCGAGCGAGCGATGTATTTGATACCGAACTGCAAATCATAAATGCATATGGGTGCGTTGAATTGAAGAACAATCATCCGCAATACAATCTTGTTGCAACTCGCGATGCGCTGGCAAATTATGGTTTCGACTGGCACACCTATGCATTAGAGTTGGGATACGACAAAGCGCCGCCCAACTTTGCGACACCCAATTTGAATTATCTGCAATGCATGTCAAAGATATTGGTCGATGAATGGAACAATGAGAAATGGCGAACCTACTGGATCTTCATTCATTTGACGCAAATGGTCAGATTCCACAAGAAATGGCGCGTCGTGTATTTCAACTATTACGAGAAATCGTTGGCCGGACAAACTCTCATGTTCCCTGATGACATATACCCAATTTTCGGGCTTTCCATCACATTCAATACCTTTTTGACGAAGCAGTACATTGCGGAAAATTATCGCGAAGATTATGTGGAGTATGCGAAACGCATGGCTGAAAACTTGCGTGAAATATTTATAACGCGTGTGGAAACCAACGACTGGCTGTCTCCGAAAACGATGAAGTATGCCATTGAGAAGCTGAAGGCGATCAAACTCGTCATTGCAGCGCCTTCGCAATTGCGCGAAGATCCATTGTTGGATTATAAACCCGACGACGCTTGGGGCAATATGCAGCTCATATTCGAATGGCGCAACAAACAGTTCCTGCAATTGTATAACAAACCGATTGTAGATATTCCGGAAGTGGATTGGAAAAAGTTCAAGATGGTTGGAACTCAGGCGTATGTAGTGAATGCGTATTATATGCCGATATTCAACAGCATTTATGTTCCTCTGGGATACTTACAGAAACCGTTTATTGACTTGGAGGATCGCGGGATCGAATACAACTTGGCGTATTTGGGCTTCACTTTGGCACACGAGTTCAGTCACAGTTTGGATGAGACGGGTAGTCAATACGACATTAATGGAAATCTGCACGATTGGTGGTCGCCGAAAGACAAGATTGTGTATAAGAAGCGGATCAAGGACATTGAGAACCAATATACAAAATTCATGGGGTTCGACGGTTTGAAAGGCGATGTGACGCTTTATACGGGAGAAAATATGGCGGACATTACCGGTCTCACATTGTGCGCCGAATATTTGGTATTGTATCACAGTATCAAGCACAATATGGAGGGAATCGCTTTGACATTTCTCTCGTTCAAACTATTTTTCAACTTTTTCGCTTGTCAAATGCGTCAACACTTGAGTCAAAAGGCGTTCGACATGCAGATGAAGACGAACCCGCATCCTCTTGACAAATATCGGACCAATTGTCCTCTGGCGCGAATTCAGATTTTCAAGAAGGTTTATCGTATTCAAGAGAAGGATCCGATGTTTTGGCCGGCGACGCCGCCGATCTGGTAATCCACTTTTAGGAAAAGTGGAGCAAAAAGCGTAGCCAACATATAAACATTATCAATTGAATTCAAAGAACAAATTAAATTGTAGCAAATTTAATTTGTTAGCATAATCACATGTGTTAGAAAAACTACTTTTTACCCTTGAAATAGAACGGGTATAAAAATGTTATGAAAACAATTGCCAACACCATAAGATCAAAGTTACGAATAATTTTCTGGTATTTCATTGGCAATTCGGCATATTCTTTTGAATATTCCGGCGGCTTCATCGTCTTCGACATCCACCCAAAGAGTGTCGGTTTGAAACGATCGTTGCAATCGTACAGGACATCATACCAAGCAAGAGATATGTAGGATGATGTCGCTAAAAGGAAACCCATCACAAAATTGTGAGCTGTTGTGCTCGGATGCGGCAGCCAATAAACAATCAGTATCGCCAATGAAAATGCAAGACATTTCGGATTCAAATATAGCGGAGTGCCAAATAGACCGCCACCCATTTTACAGTATTGGAATATTATAAAATATCATTATTCATCCTTCGGCTTTTCTTGAACTTCTTTGATCCCAACCGATTTATTGAATTCATCGTGTGTCTCGTGGAATGTCTTTATCACGATTATGTAAATTAGACCCAAAACAAACACAAACGATGGCCAGATAATGCCGGGAAGTTTATTGACAACGCCGTATGCCAACATAAGCAGTTGGGCAGACATGTTACTAACAACCCATGTCCAAGGCAAAGATGAAGTGTTGTATGTCAAGAAAATCTTATGCAATAACGAAGAAAATGAAACAATACCTAAAATACCAGCGGATGCTGCCAAGATCTCTAATTTCCCCATGTATATTATACAAATATATTCAAACTGATGTTTAGTTAAATAAACGAAATATATTTATAGGCGATATATATAAATGTTTAACTTTGGAATTAATTTTAGACGCCCGACTGCGGGGGCATCTTCTACATTGAACGCGCAAAAGAACGCACTTGATAAGGCTGCTGCTGAGACGAAAGCAAAGGCGCAAGCGGAGGCGGATCGCTTGGCGAAGGTTGCTGCTGAGGCGCAAGCAAAGGCGCAAGCGGAGGCGGATCGCTTGGCGAAGGTTGCTGCTGAGGCGCAAGCAAAGGCGAAAGCGGAGGCGGATCGCTTGGCGAATGTTGCTGCTGAGGCGCAAGCAAAGGCGAAAGCGGAGGCGGATCGCTTGGCGAAGGTTGCTGCTGAGGCGCAAGCAGAAGCCGAGAGGGTTGCTGTTGAGGCACAAGCAAAGGCGCAAGCTGAAGTCGAGAGGGTTGCTGCAGAGGCGCAAGCTGAAGTCGAGAGGGTTGCTGCAGAGGCGCAAGCTGAAGTCGAGAGGGTTGCTGCTGAGGCGCAAGCAGAGGTGGATCGCTTGGCGCAAGCTGAAGTCGTGAGGGTTGCTGCTGAGGCGCAAGCAGAGGTGGAGCGGGTTGCTGCAGAGGTGCAAGCAGAGGTGGATCGCTTGGCGAAGGTTGCTGCTGAGGCGCAAGCTGAAGTCGAGAGGGTTGCTGCTGAGGCACAAGCAGAGGTGGATCGCTTGGCGCAAGCTGAAGTCGAGAGGGTTGCTGCAGAGGTGGCAAAGGTTGCTGCAGAGGCGAAAGCAGAGGTGGAGCGGGTTGCTGCAGAGGTGGATCGTTTGGCGCAAGCTGAAGTCGAGAGGGTTGCTGCAGAGGTGGCAAAGGTTGCTGCTGATGCGCAAGCAGAGACCGAGGCTAACAATTGATATTTCGACAACGCAAATAAAAAACATTGAGACATTCTCAATGTTTTTTTACTCCTTTTCACTGACACTGCGTGCCTTGTGACAACGAAAATCAACGGTTCAATGCGCAAAGGTCTAAAAACCACCGCGCAATCGAAGAACCAGGTGCAGCGTCGACTCCTTCTGAATGTTGTAGTCCGAAAGGGTGCGGCCGTCCTCTAGCTGCTTGCCCGCGAAGATGAGCCTCTGTTGGTCGGGGGGGATACCCTCCTTGTCCTGGATCTTAACCTTGATATTTTCAATCGTGTCGCTAGGTTCGACATCAAGCGTTATTGTTTTGCCTGTGAGAGTCTTTACAAATACCTGCATATATAAATTTGATTATTTTAAATTCACACAAAAATACGAACAAAATCACAAAGTATGTTCGCAATGGATGCAATATGTGATCATTTGAGATTTTTCTGTGTCTATGTCAATCGTGTCTGTAATATATTCGTGTTTGCAATTTTGTAAATGACTGATCTGTTTGACACATTCCACATGCATCTCACATTTATCCTTGATGTTTTTCAACGAATCTTTATTGACAATTCCGCCACTTGTCAATAGCAATTCAATAGAATTAATTATAGAATCAAGTTTTGCCTCTATATCAAGCAACACATCAATCTGAAAATCAAAAAAAATTTGTTGTTCCATTATTAAATTATATCTATATACCAGATTGTTCTAAACCCTTTCTCATCTAGATAAACATGCTGTTGAACGACGACTTGCCTGCGAGGTCGCCCTTCTTAATCATCTTGTCGGCAATGTCCTTCGTCACCGTGAAGGGAAACTCGACCTTCAAAGTCATCTGATCTCCAAACAAATTCGATCCCGGTCGCATCAACCTGTACAAGTTCATCTTCGTGTGAATAATCTCCAAGCAACGCTTCATGTTGCGAACCCCCTCCTCCTTCTCGCAATAGTTGTCAATGATGTAATTGAGAGTGTCATCCGGAATCACAATCTCGCCTGCCTTGAATTTGACCTGCTCCCTTATCTTCGGCAGCAAGTAGTCGTTCGCAATCACAATCTTCTCCTTCGGCACATACCCCTTCGTCTGGATGCGATACATGCGGTCCAACAGAATCGGATTAACCTTCTTCTCGTCATTGTAGCTGAAGATGAACAAGCAACGGCTCAAATCAAACTCCACCTCGGCGAAATACTTGTCGTGGAACTTGTCGTTCTGCGTCGTGTCAATCAGGTGCGTCAGAATGCCGTTGATTTCCTCACCCCTGGCAGTGTCGCTAATCTTATCGACTTCATCAAACAGGAACACAACATCCATGCTTTGCGCATCAATCGCTGCCTGAGCAATCCTGCCCCAGACGGATCCCTCGTAAGTCACGCCATGTCCGTCCAAGAAACTGCCGTCTTGCGCGCCTCCAAGCGTAATGAACGCAAACGGGCGCTTCAGAATCTTGCTGATTCCGTCCTTGATGAGACTGGTCTTTCCAGTTCCCGGCGGTCCGTGAATTCCAATTGCCGTGCCAACCGCCTTCGGGTTGGCGAGCAACTGACCAAACAATTGCATTACCTGCATCTTGGCGTCATTCAGACCATAGACCGCATCATCCAGTGTCTTCTGTGCTTCCGCCATAAACTCATGGCACTTCTCAATTCCATCGTCAATTGTGATGGGGAAGCTGCTATACTTGTTGAACGGAATCTTCATGAAGGTATCGACCCAAGTCTTCAACTTGTAGTAGTCGCCACTTCCCGGCTCCATGTAACGGAGCGCATTGATCTTCTTCATCGCCGCCCCCTTGTACTTGACCGGGATATCGGACTCCAGCAGGGTCATGCGATACGGTCTCTCAATTCGCGTAATCTTGTTGATCTCGCGAAGCTCCTTGATGATCTTGTTCTGCTTGACGACATCGAGATCGTCGTAGAACGAGAAGTCGTCATTCACATTCTTATCCTTCAAAATCTTCTTGAAGATCCGCAGGTTCTTGTCCTTGTACTTTCGCTGTTTCTTGTCCTCCTTTTCCTTCCTCAGCTTGACATTCTCCTCGAGCATCTTCATGCAATTCTCAATGCTCTTGTTGCTCTTGTCCGCCTCATAAATCTCCTTCAACTTGGCAAGCGCCTGAATGTCATTGTCTTGATCCGCCTTGGACGACACCTTGATCTTCTTGTCTTCCTTTCCTTCGCTCTTCTCCCTTCCCTTCTTCTTCTTAACAAGGATCTCATCCTCGACGGATTCGTCCTCCTCATCCTCGTCGGAATCGTCATCAGACGACACCGACGCATCCTCGTCTTCAGTGTCTTCATCATCGTCACTCTCGTCTTCGTAATCGTCCTCATCGTAATCCTCGTCCATCCCGCCGATAGTGAGAATGATATTAACCTTCTTGCCATTATCATCGTCGTCCTCGTCGTCTTCGCCATCATTGGAAGAAGGGACATACTCGGAATCACTCTCGTCCTCCTCCTCATCCTCTTCAACAGCCTTATTCTTTTTCTTATCCTTCTTGACAGAAACCGTCTTCTTCTTCATAACTTTCTTCTTAGGCTTCTTCTCTTCCTCCTCATCTTCCGTCTCCCATTCATCTTCCTCCTCCACAACTTTCTTAACAGCCTTCTTAAGTTTATCCCCAGCCTTCACCTTCTTATCAATGTCCTTCGAAGGGAACAACGACGACAAGAACTTACGATACTCGAGGACATCCATCTCCTCTTGTTCCTCATCCTCGCTATCACAATCCTCTTCGTCGTCGCTCTCGTCAGAAGAAGGGGGGGGCGCAACAACCTTCTTCTTCTTCTCATCGTCCTTCTTGGAGGAACGACCAGATGAACGACCAGAGGAAGGACCAGAGGAACGAGTAACAATGCCGGCCTTCTTGTTCTTAGTGTCATGGACCATTTTAAATGTATAACTTGTGATTACTTTTAAGTCTGTTTGCGTTTGAAAATCAATCTCAATTTTTTTTGTTTTTCCATACAGTTGCTGAAGGCGTGTAACGGCTTTAGAAACAGCTAGAATAGAAAATAAAATTGAATTGAAAACAATCTAAATATATTATGGTATAGTATAAAAGATGTCCAATTACACGAATTTGAACCGCTCAAAGGTGATTGGTATCCAATTCAGTATAATGTCCCCTGAGGAGATTCGCAAGGGGTCTGTCGCTGAGATCACCAGTCGCGACACATATGTGAATAACAAACCTGTCATAGGCGGTCTCTTTGACCCTAGGATGGGGGTTTTAGAGCCGGGGCTCATCTGCCCAACGGACGGTTTGTCCTACATGGAAACGCCTGGTTATCATGGACACATTGAGTTGGCTCGTCCTGTATTTTACATTCAATATTTGAGCACTGTGTTGAAGTGCCTTCGTTGTGTTTGTTTCAAATGCAGTAAGTTGCTCATAAGCAAGGAGAAATACAAACAGGCGCTTAAGCTGCAAGGTGAGAATCGATGGAAGTATGTGTTTTCGCTCTGTAGCAAGATGAAGAGGTGCGGTGAGGACACAGAGGATGGTTGTGGATGTCTTCAGCCGAACAAAATCCGTAAGGAGGGTCTTGCCACGATTTATGCCGAGTGGAAGGGTGCCGCGACTGCCGAGGCGGATGCAGCGACTAAGACGGGCGATTCAATGGTCGTTAAGGTGACTCCTGAAATGGTTCTGAAAATTTGTAAGAGAATTTCTGATGAGGATGTTTCGTTCATGGGGTTCAGCCCCATTTATTCGCGCCCCGATTGGATGATTTGTCAAGTGATGTATGTGCCGCCGCCTGCGGTTCGCCCGTCAGTCAAGCACGACGCCCAACAGCGCTCCGAGGACGATCTCACACACATTTTGGTGCATATCATCAAGACCAACAAGACCTTGTTAGATAAAATCAAGAACAATGCCCCAGCAAATGTGATTGACGATTGGACAACGGTTCTCCAGTATTACATTGCTACGCAAGTCGATAATAAGATTCCTGGTGTTGCTTCCGTCGCTCAGCGGTCTGGCAGACAGTTGAAGTCGATAAAAGATCGCTTGAACGGGAAGGGTGGTAGGATGAGGGGCAACTTGATGGCGAAGCGCGTTGATTTCAGTGCTCGTTCCGTCATCGGTGCCGACTCCCTGTTGTCGATCCGAGAGCTTGGAATCCCTTTGAAGATTGCGAAGAATATCACCAAACCGGTTGTCGTCAATAAGTTGAACAAGGCATTCCTCACCAAGCTGGTTAGGAATGGTCCGGAAGTTTGGCCAGGAGCTAAAAATTTAGAGAAGAAGTTCGGTGAAACCATCACTCTTCGGTATGTGGATCGCGACTCCATCGTCTTGGAGGAAGGCGACATTGTCCACAGACACATGATGGACGGAGACGCAATCCTCTTCAATCGTCAACCGACTCTTCACAGAATGAGCATGATGTGCCACATCGCACGAATCATGCAGCGTGGCGACACATTCAGAATGAATGTTGCGGACACAAAACCATACAATGCCGATTTCGACGGGGATAAACATTCATCTTGTCCCCAACAGGCGACCGCCTATTAAGTTGTAGATAAAACTTAGTAGGGAAAACGGTGTAATATCTACTAATTCAAACACAATGAATTAATATAATCGTCTAGTCATTCTAACAAAACTATATAAATATATCTTGCTTAAATATAAAATGAATGAACTATTGAACATAGAAGATTCGCACAAAATTACAGGTGAAATTTATAAAATAACAAATCTAGCTACAAATAAAGTATATATTGGACAAACACGAACTCATTATCTAAACAATGGTAAATATAGACCATTTGGGTACATTAAAAGATTTAATTCACACATAAGCGAATCAAAAAGAACATCAGAAAGTTCTTGTAGGTATCTAAATAATGCGATAAGAAGATACACCGCATCGAATTTTAATTGTGAATTAATATTGTCTTGTGAGTTAGATGAATTGGATTACTATGAAATCAAGTATATCCATGAACTAAAGACAAAATATCCAAATGGGTATAATCTAACAGACGGTGGCCGAAATGTCGGATTTGGGAACATTAAAAATGTTGTTTTGGAAGAAGTTGAACCGATAATTGAAAAACCATTAAATCGCGTTTATTCAAAACGGAGCGACAAAACAAAACAATTAATCTCCCAGCGTTTGAAAGAATATAAAAATAACCCACAGATTAGAAAAAATGAGATGTTTCGTGTTCAAAAAATACATTCAGCTAACAGATTTGACAAGTACAAACATATACATATAGACCCAACTAATATTGAAAAATATATTAGTGTTATAAAGAATAACACATTGGGGTATGAATATGTTAGAGTAACCTTTAATAAATTGCGAACAACTTTCGTAGGACAATACGAAACAATAGAAGAAATCAAACAAAGAGCAAGATCATTTATAATAGATACATTAGAATGGCAACGCATCCAAACTGCTGGAATCCCCTTAGAGCCTTCATTACCACTCACTAACGGAAACGATTTTGAGGAACACGATTAATTGTCGTACCCAATGGTAAAAATATGAAGGATTGGGCAATCAGCAACCAAACCCCTAACCTCGCTATGATAGAGTATGGGGGAGGCTCAGAGACTAGACGTTTGCGGATTTCAAATGATGGCTTAATCAACCGGATGAAGTTCAAGGTATAGTCCGTCCTTACCAGAAATGGTAAGGGTTATTTCCAAAAACGGAGATGAATCTTCACATGCCGCAAGACCCCGAGTCTGAGGCAGAACTTAGAAATTTGGCCGCAGTGCCTTACCAAATCGTGAGTCCTGGTAACAACACGACGATCATCGGAATATTCCAGGATTCGATGTTAGGGTCATACCAGTTCACGCGCGAAAATGTCGTCTTTACTCCTCGCGAGGCGATGAATTTGCTGATGATGTTTGACGGCGTGAATGAGCACGAGTTGCTAAAGAAGGGGGAGAAAATTACGAGCTTTGATATTATGAGCCAGATCATGCCTCCGCTGAGTCTGAAGTACAAGACGAAGCAGTTCAAGGAGACTGATGATGCAAAGACCTCAAACAATGTCCTGGAGATTCGCAATGGAACCTACATTCGCGGACAGATGGACAAGGGCGTGCTTGGTGGAGGCACGAAGGGTCTGCTGCACCGCACATGCAACGATTACGGAAATTTCGCGTCAGCGAAGTTCATTGACGATTTGCAGAATGTCGTGACGGAGTATATGAAGTCGGCTGCATTCAGTGTTGGCATCAGCGACTTGATTTCCAATGACAGCACTAATCAGGCAATTATCAAGATTATCAACGAGAAGAAGAATGATGTCAAGAACCTGATTGACCAGACGCAGATTGGAGTGTTTGAGAACAACACCGGAAAGACGAACCAGGAGGAGTTTGAGACTCAAGTGAATAATATTCTGAATCAGGCGACCTCTGAGTCGGGCAAGGTTGGTCTGAAGAGTCTGGACAAGAACAACCGGTTCGTGACGATGGTGAATGCGGGGTCAAAGGGGTCCGACCTGAACATATCGTTCATGATCTCGTGTCTTGGACAACAGAATGTGGATGGAAAGCGCATTCCTTACGGATTTGAACATAGGACTCTGCCGCATTTCACAAAGTATGATGATTCGCCGAGTGCGCGTGGATTCGTGGAGTCCTCGTATATTAACGGATTGTCGCCCCAGGAATTGTTCTTCCACGCAATGGGCGGTCGTGTTGGTCTGATTGACACCGCTGTTAAAACATCGACCACAGGATATATCCAGCGCCGTTTGATCAAGGGCCTTGAGGATTTGATGGTGAATTACGACATGACGGTTCGGTCCAACAAGAACAAAATCGTGCAGTTTCGTTATGGCGAGGACAATATCGATACTACAAAGGTCGAGAACCAGCCGCTGCCGATTGTGTCGATGAGCATTCAGGACATTTACGCGCACTACGCGCTTCCGGATGATAAAAACAAGATGGTGTCGAATATTCTCACTAAGGATGCACTGAAGAAGTTCAAGAAGGAGCAGGACAAGACAAACGAATACTGCAAGAAATACATCGAATACATGATTCAACAGCGAAAAGAGATTGTCGAGCATGTGTTCAAGAACAAGAGCGAGGATGTTGTGAATGGACCGGTGGCATTCTCGCATGTGATCAGCAATGTTCAGGGACAGAACAATATCACTGCAAATTCGCTGGTGGATTTGACGATGGTGGATGCATTTGAAATGATCGAGAAATGTTTCAAGCAGTTGGAGCAGATTCATTATGCTCCTCCGACGGAGCTGTTCAAGACGATGTTCTACTACTACTTGTCGCCGAAGGAACTTCTGTTCGTGAAGCGCTTCAATAAGGCGGCGCTCCAAATGCTGTTGAGCACAGTGACAATTAACTACCAGCGCGCGATTGTTGCGCCGGGCGAGATGGTCGGCATGACTGCCGGTCAGAGCATTGGCGAAGTATCGACACAGATGTCGTTGGTTTCAAGCGAAAAGGTGAAGATCGTTTCGAAGAACAAGACATCCGGTGAGATTCAGCACATTTCAACTGAAATTGGTGCGTTCGTTGATAGTTTAATGGACAGAAACCCTGAACTTACATTCAATACTGGTCACAATAAGGATAGTTACGAAACAATTATAGACCAGATGGACAATGAATATTACACTGTAGGTGTGACGACAAGCGAACAGACTCAATGGAATAAAATATCGCATGTCAGTCGTCATCCAGTGAATGGCGATATTATGAAGATAACGACCAAGAGTGGGCGTGTTGTGGAAACAACCACGAGTCATTCGCATCTTGTTCGCGACAAGCTCACGCAGTGCGTTGTTCCCATAGTCGGAGCAAACATGACTGTCGGCATGAGAATTCCAGTTGCGAAACGAATCGACAATGCGTTTGTAAATTCCAACATTGTCGTCGGTGAGAAAGAATTCAAAATGGACTATTTGTTTGGTTGGTTTGTTGGCGCGTATTTGGCGGAAGGAAATATCAACTATTACGAAATTGCCATAACGAATGTGTCGCAAACATTCATTGACAGAACAGAGCAATTCGCAAGGTTGTTCAATAAAGAAATCAGAATTGCTGAAAAGCAGGGTGAATATGGGCCCAGCGTAACAACCAAGTTTGTTTGCAAAGAACTTGCGTTGTTGTTGTTGGACAAATGTGGAACAGGCTCGTTTGTGAAACGAGTTCCAGATTTCGCATTCACAGCACCAGATGAGTTCAAGTCTGGATTAATCCAGGCTTACTTTGATGGGGACGGTAATTTCAATCACGACGAGAATCACAACACAATTCGGGTTTGCAGTAGAAGCTGTCAATTAATCAAAGATGTTTCGTTGTTGTTGTCAAATTTTGGAATTGTCGGAACGATTCGTGAAAATTTCACAAAAGGTTCAAACATGCACAATTTGTATATTTCAGCCAAATCTGCAATCATTTACCAAGAACAGATCGGCACACTACTACACAAGGATTCGCTTGATAAAATTGTTGGATACTTGAATAGAGAAACCCTGAAAACTGTTCCTGATTACATTGATCGGATCAACGGATTGGGCGAAATAATCGCACGATGTGCCAAGACACTTGCTCTACCGGGTCAGAGCCGAAATTATAAATATTATGCAAAGAAGGACATTGTTGGTCGCAGGACGCTCGAGAAATATTACAATGTCTTCAACAATCACGCAAAGTGTGCCGACATAAAAGACGATCTTTCCGTTCTAAAACAAGCAGTTGATGCTACTGTCTTATGGGACGAAATTGTTGGTATTCAAATATATACGCCGGAACAGACAACATTCGTGTATGATTTTACTGTTCCTGAAAATCAAACATTTATGACTGATTATGGTATCATCGTTCACAATACGCTAAATACATTTCATTTCGCTGGAGTGGCTTCCAAGTCGAATGTGACTCGCGGAGTTCCGCGCATTGAGGAGATCCTGTCGCTGTCGACGGAGCCGAAGAACCCGTCACTCACCATCTATTTGAAGGACGAGGATGCCACGCAGAAGGATAAGGCCCAGACGATTATGTATATGCTGGAGCACACGAAGATGTCGGAGGTAGTTAAGACGATTGAGATTTGCTTTGACCCAGATGATTCGAAGTCGCGCATTCTTGAAGATCAGGACACGATTGATCAGTTCAAGGTCTTTGAGAACATGATTGCGGATTCGAACAATGAGTCCGGTGCCGACATGTCTAACTCTTGCAATGTGGAGCAGTCCAAGTGGATACTTCGTATGGAGATGGATCCGGAGGTTATGCTCGAGAAAAACATTACCATGGATGATGTGAATTTCACGCTGAATTATTGCTTCGAGGAACAGGTCAGCTGCGTGTATTCCGATTACAATGCGGATAAGTTGATCTTCCGCATCCGAATGAACAAGCTTATAGAGAAGAGCAAGAAGCCCAAGGTGAATCCACTGGATCAGTCGGATCAGATCTACTTACTGAAGAACTTCCAGGAACAGCTCATGGAGAATGTCGTGTTGAGGGGTATTAAGGGGATTGACAAGGTCATTTGCCGAAAGATCAAAGACAATGTGGTTGAGCAGAATGGGATTTACACCAAACAGGATATTTGGGTGTTGGATACAGTTGGAACCAACATGTTGGATGTGCTGGGTTTGGACTACATCAACGAATCAAAGACATTTAGCAACGACATTGTGGAGATTTACAATGTGCTGGGGATCGAGGCTGCTCGCCAGACGATTATGAATGAATTGGTTGAGGTCATTGCATTTGATGGCACATACATCAACTATCACAATTACAGTGTGTTGGTGGATAGGATGACCTACACGAGCAAGATGATTTCGATCTTCCGTCACGGCATCAACAATGACAACATTGGTCCGATCGCCAAGGCGTCGTTTGAGGAGACGCCGGAGATGTTCTTGAAGGCTGCAAGGCACGCGGAGCTTGATTCAATGAGAGGTGTTTCTGCAAACATTATGTGTGGTCAAGAGGGTCTCTTTGGGACCAACGCATTCCAAGTGTATTTGGACATTGATCAGATGCAAAGGCTGGAGGAGGACAGTAAGTATGAACCGCCGACTGATGCGAACGAAGAGATCGACGAGTTCTTTGGAGAGGTTGAGAAGCCCGACGACGATTGCGCTCCTGCGAAGTTGGCAGTGCAGAACAATGTAGTTACGATCAAGCCTTCGGACATGGGTGGCGACAACGAGTATAACCCGGGATTCTAAATCCATACGACAAATCGCAAGAATAATTAATACAATAATTTTATTTTTATTTTTCAAAGTTTGAAATAAAAATAAATAATATATAAAAACATCAAATGCACACTCTGTTGTACATCGCCGATCAAATTGTAAAAAAGAACAACAATCCAATTGAAAACTTTGCTTTTATGTTATTAAAGAACCCCTACAAGATGAAAGATAAATTTGTGTTTTTCAATCAAAACATGACAAACAGTTTTTTCGACGCTGAAATGAAGGAACATTTTTTATCTACATTCAGTAAAATTAAAAAAAAATATTTTGCATTCTCTCGTTTGCGCCGTATCTGGAAATTGAAATATGGAAATTTTGTTGTCACTTCTGATCTAGGCATGAACGAGTTGTCTCTCAAGAACAAAAATGTTATGTGTATTTTGCATGACAACAAGAACTATTTGTTCTCAATACGAGATTTAATTACTTTGATAGAGACATCACTTTTGAACAATTACTGTTTCTTCTCATTGCCCTTAGCTGTAAAAAATCCATATAACAACACGCCTTTCAACAAATCGACATTGTACAACATATACTATTTTGTCAGATTCAAAACTGATTTGTATCCCGAACTCCTGTTTCATTTTTTCGATGCGAATTTTAACATATCAACCTTTGGACGAAAATATGAGTATTTGCTACGAGAAATTTCAGTTGATAAGTATGTGAAGAACGCACACGCTGATAGCTTGCATGGCGATGTAAAGGACATGATACATGTCGTGTTAATACGAAATAAATATAAGATTGCAATACACAAAGATTTCCCAAAACCAAAACTCGTAGAGATAATGCGTCCGTATTTGAATTTGTGGTATTCATCTTTTTATTCATTGATACCTATAAAACAACAGTCATCAATGAAACGCCTGATGCGAAAATTAATCAAGTTTATTAAATTTAATCCGCAGTTTGGGCGCCGTTATGTAAAAATAGATACCAAGTATGTGAATGGAAACCTGAGACATATTCAAACCGTATGTTACAACGATACACACAAACCATTTATTGTGGAGGACGACGATTTTTTGACAAATCACATACAGGAATCAGAATAACAACACATATATGATTGTTGTTATTGTGGAGTTGTTTTGAAACTATCTGGTTATCCGATTATTTCCCTCTTGCATTCTTGGTAGCGTTGTTGTTTTTCACAACTATTTTTTTGGTTTTTCGTTTTTTCTTATCCACTGGAATTGGAATCTCAAATGATGCTGTTGAACTGCTGGTCGCCTTTTCGGACGAAGAGACAATTATAAGCTGTCTTTTTCTTACTTGTTTTGGTTTTTCCGCCATTCCCTTCGTAAAAACCGTTAAATATTCGTCTGGTGTAACAATTGAGACAATAGCCTCTTTCACTTTGCTGGCGTCGATCATATGTTCAAAATTTATGAATGAGTCTTCGTCTGACTTCGCGATCAATTTATAATTTGGTATTGTTTCCGCTTTGAGAATTGGAATAACAACAAATGCAAAACTGTCATTGATGCCATCATATCCTGCAAACGCATTTTCCTTGTAACCTGTTTGTAGAATAGTTTGTTGAGAGATGAACATTGTAGGTATCTCGTATTTTCTAACTAATATCCATATATCAAGGGGTGTCAAGTAATATTCCTCCGTGTGAAGCCAATCAGAGAAATTGACGGTTCCGTCCCGAACTTGTTTCCCTCCAGTTTTGCCTTCACTTATTAAAATATCAACAATCTTGTCCTTAAATTTTTCCAAGTATTTTGTTTCATATTCTTCTGCCAAGTCATCCTTAATTTGACTGACTGTCATCTTTGTTCCGTTACGCTTTTCAAGTAGATCGATTATAAGTTCAAATGAACAACTTGCATAATCTTTTTCCTTGAATGATGTCGGAAATGCCTTCTTCCATAATGTTGAGGTGATCCTGTCTTTAATCTTTCTCTCACACATGTCGTCATCCATTTCTTCATCTTCGCGTTCTTCAAGCAAGACCTTATTTTCATATGGTTGAGAGAAATTCGGTTTTGCGTCATCTCTCGTGGTGTAATTCACATAGTTATTCACTGCATCTGGAACAAGTTCGTCGAAATACTCTTTGGTGAGCAACGATTGCATCATTACAATCTCATTGTCCCCCAGGTTGTAACCGATGTTGCCGAATGAAAGATATGTTTGTGGTTTTAACATGAACGATTTGATCCTACTGTAACGAATTAGTTCATCCGCCATTCTTCGGAAATAGATTGGTTCGTTTTCCTTCTTTGTTATCAGGTTGTGTTTTGGGAGAATCAAATCGCATTTGCCATCGCTTGTAACAGCACACAACCTTGAGTTGTTAGAACATGACTTCGGATCTTTTATTATACATGTCGAAATTTCCGATATTTTCTCGAAATACTTATCATCTCCGATGAACTGGATGCCGTCGGATACCAGGATTCTCAAAAGTGAATCTATCTCGTTTATTTTATTGGAATAAATAACACCTTGATTATTCATATGCGATTCAATCTTCTCTCGTTGTTCCGTATTATTATAGTCAGTTAACAAAATCCGGATCGTGTTTCGGAAGACATTGTAGAAATTCGACTCCATTCTGATTTTCTTTATAGTTGAAATGCGATCCTTATCAACTGCGCCGGTTGTTGCGACATGGACATCCGCAGAAACCATCGGGGTTTCTTTCACATCCACAATATAATTGTCGTTTTTGATTGCAGGCATGTCCTCGTTGATTTTGATTTCATCTTCAGCGATCGGTTCCGAAAGCTGTATAAATTGATTTGTCTCTGTTAAAATACCAACGACCAACTCATCTTCAACTATCTTGAACATCGGTTTGCATGGTATTCCGTGTCCATCTCCAACCCTTGCTATGCTGTGTGTGTTCAGTTTCCTAAGGAACTCAACGGTTGCGTTGTAAGGCTTCCATAATGATGCATCTGTCATGAAGACATATTCTAGATCCTTCTTCAAGGATTCGTTGATTGCAGACGGATAGCAAGGGACAAACCCTGTTTTTTGGGTGCGACTTTCTGCGATGACTCCAATCACATTGTTGTTATAATTTACAACCAGTTTATTTGTCTTGTACGATGCAATGTCAAGTTTCTTGATTAAATCGCCTAGCAACAACGGTCTGGTAGAAGTATAGACATTCGCCTTGGTTCGCATGCCGGGGGGAATGCTTGGTAGCGGTCTGCATACCGTATCGAAAAAATGTTGAATTACTTCTCTCAAAACTTTCTTCATCGAATCGGAAGTTTTCTTGTCTGATTCTTTGAAATCCTTTTCTACATTTGTCTTCTTCTTGTTGTCAGTGTATGAATACAACGGTTCATAGTATTGATCTATTTTCATAATGAAAATTGTTGGTTTCCTCGATTCAAACAGCTCATTCGAATAATGATTTGTCGGACATATGATTTGGACATTGTTTGTAATGTCGCTGTTCGGCAGTTGAAGTATGACCAAATTCACGCCGCCAGCGAACAGCAGCTTGTTTGGCATGCTGACAATATCCCAAAGATAAGTGTGATCGATAATAGCATTGTTGTCATTTATGAAATTTCTAAAATTTTCAAATGCAGAGACGACCTTTTGATAATACGACTTGTCTTCCGGTTTGTCCATGTTCAACTTGGAAAAAAGAACCGTGTTGTTATGTTTGCTTATATCAGGCGACTCTGACGGTTTATAGAACTTTGTTACCAGATTGCCATTTTGGTATTTGACGAATTCATCGACGGTGATCGCTTTCATCAACAGGCGCTTGAACTGCTCTATGCTGGGCACCCGAGGCGTTTTGCCATAAAATATAATGTCAGATATGCACGCTAAAAAAGACTGTTTTTCGTTGATTTCAATTCCGTGGCGCAACAAGCAAGGTTGTCCCACCTTGAGTTTCTTACTCTTGTTGCTTATCTGACATTTCGAATTGTCTTCGCGCAACAGTTTCTGTATGCCAATTGGCAGGTATCCCCATCGTCCCGTTTCCAGCGGGAACTTCTCTGGTCCCTTGACATACTCGTCCTCTTCGATATTTGCTTTGGTTTCTGGCGCCTTTCCCAAACAACGGTTCTTCACTTGGGTCACGCCGGGCGTGTTGTGGAAGTCGAAACAACAGGGCAAACAATACCCGTCGGGGTGCGAGTTTTCTTGAAAGCCCGGATACCTTTTATAATTTGGTTTCTGTTTGGTGGGAGAATAGAACTCGTACACATAGTGACCAGGTTTCACATATGTCTCGTTTGGAGGCAGAATTTTTCCGCATGTCGGGTGCACTAGTATCTTTTTCTTGATTTCCTTGCCATTTTCAACTACTTCTTCCTCAACCTCCTTCATTTCGCTCGGGTCGATGACAGTGTTGGTCTTCAAACACCAATACCTTGGGCATATGTAGTGGAATTTATTGTCTTTGTTCGAACCATATGTGACCACATCCTCAGGTCTTAGGAAACCTTTGTGAGTTTCATCTATCTTCTTCCGTTCATCGTCATTCAATATGATCGGTTGTCTTCTGACATCTGCCTTGCAAATTCTAGAGTAGGAGTTGTATTCGCGGGTATCCTCCGTCTTGATTAAGACTGGGTCGCGGCTTTGGATGCGCGTTTGGAAATAAGTTGGGTTTTTCATTCTCATGCCGTCAATCTGTTTTTCTGGTTCTTTTGGTTCCAGTTCAAACGACGAGCCTGAATCTTTGTCTTCGTCGGATGACTCAACCACAGGAGGCGACTCAATCGGGGGAGGCGACTCGATCGGGGGAGGCGACTCAACCACAGGAGGTGACTCAACCACAGGAGGTGACTCAACCACAGGAGGCGACTCAACCACAGGAGGCGACTCAACCACAGGAGGCGTCTCAACCACAAGAGGCGACTCAACCACAGGAGGCGACTCAACCACAGGAGGCGA